CCAAACCAACTCTGATCCAGTCCATTATGGATGTCATGGCATTCATAGCCGTGGATAAAGAAAGTGAATTAATTCTATTTAATGCTTCTTCTTTTGATTCACCTCTGTGTTTTTGAACTCTTTCTATAAATTTATTTGCCAACCAGACCGACAAAGGTCCGGCAATTCTATCAACCATCTCCGCATTTTCCGCACTGAGTCCAACCTTATCTATTAGGATTTTTTTCTTGGAGGCTTCTAAAATAATAGATGTTAAATTATCTAACAGTTTCATAAAAAGACTTTTCAATAAATATATGAATTATGTTGATTTGGGGATAAAAGATGAAAAAAACTTGTTTGGATTTTTGTCAAATAGATAAACATTTATTATCTTTGTAATATGAATAAATTACTGATCCTCTTGTCATTTTGTTTTATGATTGCGGCTTGTGCTTCCAAGATCGAAGATGGTAAGCTTTGTGTTAAAACCATAGATGGTTATGGAGAAGAGACGGAAGTTGAATTTTGGGTTGAAGAAATCCTTGTCAAGGAAATCCGTATCTCTGAAGATGTTCTAAAAAGAATCGGAGAAACTGCTTGTCGTTATTCTGATTGGAATATTCAAGACAAGAATTATTTTTATATTGACAACAACCGAATCAATATGATTGTATTCAATGAAGAGAAAAATAACATCCACGTTTGGACTCACGTTGTTAAAACCAACTCAGATGGTTCTCAGAGTTTTATCACCAACTTATTTGACTTTGATTTGAACGGAAATATCCTCTTGGACGACACTGGTGACATTAAAGTTTATTCGTATGAATACTAAACTCAAATATTTATATCAAGAGACCAATTCTCTTCTTAAATTTTGATTCAATATATACTAAAATTCGGTTTATCAGCGATGGGGATCATCTATCCACTACTTATGTGGTGGTGGATTGGTCCCCAAACTTCTATTTCTGCTTATTTTTTAACACAGGCTCAATTTCTATTCCTACTTTTTAACGCCGGAACTTCATTTTACTTCGCAAATACCAAAAATTGGTTGATGTCAGGTGTATTTTTGTTACTTCTGTCTTGTTTTTCCATCCAATATTATCAAACTATTCACAATATTTTTGCAATTTCCTTCTTTATTACCTCTGTCATCTCCATTTTGAGGTCAAAAAGGTATAAATGGGTGGTTTTTGGTGTAATTTCGGGTCTTTTTGGTCTTTTTCACTCTATTTTCCTCGCAGAATACATCGCAGTGGTCTTCATTTCCCTGTTTCACATCCTGATTTTGAGAGATCTTTACAAATTTGAGTTCAGAAACCGTAAATTTATATCCTGATATTTATTTTTAAACAAATATTATGGGAAGAGCAAGAAAAAAACTCAAAAAAGCACCAAGTAGGTCAAAAATTGTCAAATTATCAAAAAGAATGACCTTAAATTTGGAAATTATCCGACAAATCGAACGAGATTTAATTCAAAATCAAAAATCGGAGTAATTTTTTTGGAAAGTAGGGTTATTTTTTGTAAATTTACTCTACCATGAAACTAATCCTCATTATCCTCATTCTGATGCTCCTTTTTGGAGGTTTCAAATCTGTTTTTAACCTTGTAAAAGGGGTTATGAAGTTCATTTGGATTGCAATTCTTATTATTTTTTTACTTATTCTAATTGGTTCTTGATATTTATATAAAAAAGGGTAAAGATGAAAATTTCAGGTATGAAACATCTGGTGGAAGAGTATGGATCAAGTTTAGTGGAAACTGAAGTGACCTTTGACGAGTTGAAATTGACCGCCAAAATGATCAGAGAATATCTTAAACTAACTCCAACACAACATATTGATTATGCTTCAGATGATGACAACTATCTATCGTTAATTATCCAACAATATGGTATAGGAAACTACGAAGAAGCGAAAAAGGATTTGGATGAGTTCAGTGTGTTATTCAATTAACCAATTTCATCATATTTATTAAGAAAATATTGATGAAAAAGGTATTACATTTATCCAAAGACGAATTAAAAAACAAAATTAAATCTTTAATTCAAGAACAAGAGGAAACAGAGTCAGGAGACTTCTCAACCTTGATTTCACAACTTTTATTTTCTCAAACTCAAGTTCATATATTCCATCTTCAGACAAAATCTTATTCCGAACACAAGGCATTACAAGGTTATTATGAAGATATAGATGATTTGGTTGATACACTCGTTGAGTCTTATCAAGGTGAGTTCGGTATTATTGAAAACTACAAATCATTTAAGGTAGAATCTTATCAGGACACAGATCAGGTTATTGCTTATTTTGAAATGATCTTAAATTTAGTAAAAGAGGGAAGGGAAACCATTGAATCAACTCATCTTCAAAATATCTTAGATGAGATCATCACCCTTGTTACGAAAACAATGTATAAACTGAAGTTCTTGAAATGAACAGAAAAACCCCTCCACGATGAGGGGTTTTGATTTTATTGAGTATTTATTTATATCAAATTATTTCAATGATTGGTTTAATCAAAAGAATTTTAAAAGAAGAGGTTAATATAGCCTGTGAATTAGAATTTCAAAAAAATATTCCGAGATTTATCAAATCTAATCTCAAGAAATTTAGGGATGTTATTGATTTGATGCTTGAACCAAAAAAAGAACAGTTCAAAGGTGATACAGAAAATTATAGAGAGATTTTAAAACTCTTAAAAAAATCTGACGCTGAGATCAATAACATCTTAAATATTAAATTTGTCTACCATCCAGGATCTGACGAGTGGTCAAGAATCAATAAGTTAAACACAAACTATTCGGATTTGTCAGTATTTTTCTTTGATATTTTAAAAGACGAGGATACGGACTTTTGTGTTATGAATGAAAGGTTAGTTAATAAAGATAACACCATAGTAAATGAACTCATCAATAAGATGATGCAAAATGCGGATCTTTATTTTGATAAATACCTTATGAATAACGAGGAGAAGTATACTCAAAACAATAAAAAGAATTCAGAAAAAGGAGATATATCAGAACAAAAGGTTATTGATTTTGTAACTCAAACTAAAATAGGTTGGGATTTAATTTATCAGGCAAAAGAAGGAAGTCCGATTGATACAAAGTTGGGTGTTGATCTAATATTCAGAAATCCATTTGGTGTTGTTAAAACCGTTCAGGTTAAAAGTGTTGGATCTATTAAGGGAATCGATACGACACCTTGTGAAAAGGATAAAAAATTCACTTACAAATTAAGACCGGGTGGGTATTTTATCTTCAGTAAATATGGTGTTAAGATCAACACAAAAGAAGTGGATTATGTTGCTTATGTTTCTTCAAACGGAAGGGTGTTACTATGTAAGAAATATTCACCAGTTACAGTCGTAGGATTTGATTGTATTGACGAACCTTCAAATACATTCCCCGCAAATCCAAGAGGTTCTTTCTATGTCGACCACGAATCAGTATTACTCAAAAATTTCTTCTAAATGAAATTCAAAAAAAAGGACATAAAATATTTTTTGGATCTCTATAAAAAGATGGGTGTTCCCAAAGTGGATGCCGAAGACAATTTGAAAAAACTTATGAGGTGGGTGGAAGACCTACCAAAGAAAATTATTCTTTACAGAATAATATTTGTTAATTCCGAAGATGACATAATCCGAGATAGACCAGGTTCACACTATATGATGGATAAAGAACATCTTATGGATACACATTATGTTGATATTAAAAATTTACCTCAAGGAAGTGAGTGTTATCTTTTAACTGTACAAGCAGACAAGAAGATGATAGATCAATTCCAAACAATAGCCACAAATATTGTTTACCCATCTGAAAAAGAAATCACCCTGAAAAATAAAGGAGAGGGGATAAACTATATAGAACACAAAAAAATCAATGAGTAAAAAATTAAATTTATCTGATAAGGAAATTCAGGAAATCAGAAAGAAACACGAAACCGAAAGAAACAACCACGAGTTTTTCAGTAGGAAGGTGTTTGAACCGAAAAATAAAAATGAAAATAAATAAAATATGAAAAAGAAAATTTGTAAATTTATTTCAACCATAACTTTTGGAAAAGTTTGTCTTGGTTGGTGTAAGATTTAAGAAATGAAAAACCCCTCCGATTGGAGGGGTTTTTGTTTTATTATTGAAACAATTTAGATATGTTTTGTTTCATTAAACGAACAATACCTCTTCTTCCTTATGTTTTTCTTGTTGAAGAAATTCATATGCTCTTGCGAGTCTGGTCATACCAATTCCACCTCCGAATCTTGGGAAGAAGTCGTGAGACAGGAACTCTTCAAGTTCTTTTTCCACTCTTTCTTGTCCGAACAATTCAAATAGTTTTTCACAATATCTTCCATCTTCAATTGAATAGAACATTTCTCTCATACCTTCAACATCACAAGATCTCTCAGCCGATCCAATTGTTTCTTGACCATAAAGTATGACATCAACCTTGTTGAAGATCTCACCTTCTCTGTGTTTCATATTCCAAAATGGATTTGTTCTTCTTGGGAATAGTTCAAGAGAAACTACAGATCCTTTCTCTTGCCACATTCTTGTTTCATCTTCGTGTTCAATGATTGAAATACCACCATATTCTTCACATACTGAATCGTATGTCTCACGGATGGGTTGATCAAACCCAAGATATTCCAAAAGTTCTGCTTCCAATTGGATCATATCTTCAATAGTTCCTTTTGACTCAAACTCAAACATGGGAAAAATTAGAGAGTGTCTACCTTCAATAGGGTTTTTCTCTTCACGATAAGAAGTTGAAATACAGAATACCCCATCCCATTCAGGGTTTTTAAGAAGTTCATATTCCAACCACATCTGTCCTGTTTGTGGTAAGGGCCATTGTTCCCCACAGTATTCAAAGGTTTTTACCGAGTGAGGATTTTCACATGCCGCAAGAATTGACAAACGGGATTGAACTGGGACTTCAATGAAGTTTTTGTTTAGGAAAAATGTTCTCATCTTTTGAACAAGTTCGTTGTAGGTTTTTGTGTTTTTCATTTTTTTGTTTTTTTATTTGTTTATGTTTATTTGTTCATTATTGGGCAAAAAAAATCCCTCAATAAAGAGGGAATGATTTTTTTGGTTTTATTTTTGTAATATTTGGATGTCCGTGACTCATGATTTTCTTAAAATTTTTAATAAATATATCTGAAATAAACAAAGTATCAAGTTTTTTAAAAAAAAATTATTATACTTATAAAAAAAGAAATACAATGAAAAACATTATACCATTTATCCTGTTTTTATTATTTATACCGATGATTTCTCTTTCTCAGAGTGAATCAGATCAAAAGAGACAAAGACGAGTTGAACGATATCAAAGACCCGTAACCACACCTGATGTAGTTGTCGTCCCAAATCCATATATCTCACCTTATTATAATCCATATGTCCCATATTATTACAACAGATATACACCTTATACTCCTTATTACGGATTACCTGTTGCCACACCCACAAGGTTATTTAATAGACCCGTATTTTCAATGGGAGTTCTCTCCACCATCGGAACTGACCCCTCCCTACCAACCTTTGGTGTATATGGAACGGTTGGATCGGAGAATGTGTTTTTTAAAATGTCTTATGAAGGAAGCAGAGTTTCCAATATTGAACATTATAACAATATCACTTTAAACGATGTTTATTCTTGGAACGATCAATCAAGAGGCGAGTTTGAAAGATATTCGGCGTTATTTGTTGGGATGGGTGGGAAGTTAACACCCTCCATTTATCCATTTTTGGGGGCAAATTTCTACTTTCAAGAACAAGACCTGATATTCTATGATGAACTACATATCTTGTCAAATGACGGGGAATATTCAATCAATGGGATTGATAAAAATGGTCTTAATGTGAGGGGTGGAATTATGTTCAGAAAAAACAATTTTGAAGCAGGAACAAATATTACTTTGTTAAACCCCGCAAGATTTGGTGCCAATATAGGATTAAATTTTTAATATGGTTTGATTTTTGATCTTGGTTTCTTATTTTTTGAAAAAAGAAATTAATGATCACAGTTGGGTTTTCAACAAGGAAAATTAACCCCACCTTTGTTGAGTATATAAAAAATACAATTGGTCCAAAAAATGTTGAGGTTATTCCCATTGAAAACGATGGGGTTTATTCTTTAACACAAGCTTACAATATGATTTTGGATCAAGCATCCAATGATATTGTTATATTGTGTCATGATGACATTTATTTTGAAGGAAAGGGGTGGGGTTCAAATGTTTTATACCATTTCCAAAAAAATCCTGAATATGGAATCTTGGGTATTGCCGGAACAACTCATATGCCAAAGTCTGGTCAATGGTGGGAAGACAGATCCAAAATGCACGGTATTGTCAATCACGAACATGAAGGAAAGAAGTGGGAGTCAAAATACTCCAACAGCTTGGGGAAAAAGATCCAAGATGTGGTTGTTGTAGATGGTCTTTTTATGTGTGTTAATAAAAACAACATCACAAAGAATTTCAACGAAGAGGTTCAAGGATTTCATATGTATGATATTGATTTCTGTTTCAGAAATTTCTTGGATGAGGTTAAGATTGGAGTTATTTATGATGTCAGGGTCACACATAAATCCATCGGAATGACCAATCAGGAGTGGGAAAAAAACAAAAATCAATTTGCTGAGACATATAAAGACAACTTACCTGCAAAAATTTTAAAAGATGAGAATAGTGTTTTGAAGATCCTTTTATTATGTGACAAATTAAATTCAGATACTTTGAGTTCGTTAAAAAAACATAATTTAACTATTGTATCTGAAATAAAATCAGGAAAAAAAAATGTTTTTAATTTGGACTCTATTCCAGGAACTATATTAGGGGACGGAAAACTTCAATTAAATGTAGGAACGAATACTATTCCAACGGTAAAGGGTAGATTATATAAAAACAAAAATATCGAATATGATTTGATTATATCCAATTCTAAACTCTTGTCTGATAAAATAAAAATAGCTTATCCTAATACAAACCATTTATTCATTGGAAATAACATAGTTAACCATAGTTCAATAATCACACAAAATACAATACCTAAAGATTTATATAGATTATCAAATATTGAAATTAATAAACCCAAAGTTAAAATACTCACAGGTTTTTCAGAAAGGGGAGGGTCAACATTTGCTTTATCAAGAATATGTAATTACTTTAATGAAAATGGTATTGATACTGTTATGTATGGTCCTCACGACTTTCACTTGGGGTTATGTAAATCGGACATACACTCAAATTTTAAAATTGAGGATGATGATATTTTAATAACTCATTTTGTTAGTTTCGAACAAAGACCTAATGTAAAGAAAGTCGTACTTTCTTGTCACGAAAAAAATATTTTTGAGATTTCTAAATTAGATAGATATTGGGATGAAGTTGTCTTTTTAAATAAAAAACAACGAGATTATCATAGTGGATACAATGGTGAATACTCAATCATACCTAACTTTTCAGACTATTTTGAAGTTGTTAAATCAGATGAAAGCATTGGTGTTGCAGGTATAATTGGTTCTATTGATTATAATAAACAAACTCATATATCTATTGAAAGAGCACTAAGTGATGGATACAAGAAAGTAATTCTTTTTGGTGGTGTTACGGATGTAAACTATTATGAAAGTTATGTAAAACCTTTGATCGATGGTAAAACAGTTATTGAATATGGTTTTATTAATGATAAATCAAAAATGTATTCCATGATAGAATGTGTCTACCAGTCTTCTCTAAGTGAAGTCGCATCCTTGGTGAAGGATGAATGTGAAATGACAGGAACAAAGTTTAACGGAAATTCTAACATAGATAATGATGCAAAATCATTATCTAATGATGAAATATTTAAAAATTGGAAAAAAATATTAGGTTTATAAAATGGTAATATTAACTACATTATATAATTCTCAAGACTACATAGAGAAGTGTATTTATTCGATTAAAAATCAGACATTTAAAGATTTCAAATGTTACATCACTGATGATATGTCTACCGATAATAGTGTAAATATTGTTAAAAAAACTATAAGTAATGACGATAGATTTATTCTTATTGAAAATAAACAAAAATATTACCAACCTGGAAACTATGATCAAGTGATAAGAAGTAATCCGTTGATTGATGATAATGAAATCTGTGTTGAGGTTGATGGTGATGATTGGTTACCTGATTCTAAAACATTAGAAAGAATTAATAATGTTTATTCTAACGATAATGTATGGATTGCGAATGGAAGATTCAAATATTCATCAGGTTTAGATGGGTTCTCACAAAAACAAACAAATTTTGAATCGATCAGAAATCAAAGATTTACCGCATCACATATAAGAACATGGAGGGCATTTCTTTGGAGAAATATTGATATATTGGATTTGAAAGATGAAGAAGGTGTATATTGGAAAATGACAGGTGATTTATCATTTATGTATCCCATGATCGAAATGTCGGGAGAAGAACATTATGTTTTTATGGAAGATATAAATTATATTTATAATGAACAAAATCCTATTAATGATCATAAAGTAGACTTGTCTTTGGTTAATGAAATTGCGGTAAAAATAAGAAATAAATCACCGTATAAAAAATTAGATAGAAAATGAAAAAAGTTTGGTATGCACCGTATAAATTTGAATCATACGGAGAAGAAGAAATAAAAGCGGTCGAAGAGTCATTACGGAGTGGATGGCTTGGAGGACAGGGTCCTAAATCTGTTGAATTTGAAAAAGCTATTGCAAAACGATTTGGTAAAAAATTTGGTGTTTTTGTTAATTCAGGCTCTTCAGCGTGTTTATTGGCTTTAGCATCTTTAGACTTAATAGAAGGAGTTAAAGTGATCACACCAGCATGTACATTTTCAACCACCTTGTCGCCAATTATTCAATTAGGTTTTGAACCTGTTTTCGTTGATGTTGGTTTGACTGATTATGTGGCAAACATAGATGAAGTTTTGAGTAAAATAACTCCGGAAGTTAAGGTTATAATGTTACCTAATTTAATTGGTAATAAACCTGATTGGAAAAGATTAAAAACTGAATTAAAATTATTGGGTAGAAATGATATATATTTAATTGAAGATTCGGCAGACACCTTAACAGAAACTATTGAAACAGATGTTGCAACCACTAGTTTTTACGCTTCTCATGTAATTACCGCGGGAGGTATTGGTGGTATGGTGATGTTCAACGATGAAAAACATGTAAGTAAATGTCTACAATACCGAGACTGGGGTCGTTTGGGTGATGATTCTGAAATAATAGATGATAGATTTAATCATAGTGTTGATGGTATCCCTTATGATCACAAGTTTTTATATTCAGTATTAGGGTATCATATGAAGGCGTGTGAAATGAATGCCGCGTTTGGTTTAGTGCAATTGGAAAGATTTAAGAAATTCTCACAAATTAGAAGAAATAATTTCGAAAGATATCTTGAAAACTTGGAAGGTGTAGGGGACTTAGTTCTACCCGATGACTCTATCAAACCAAATTGGTTAGCAATACCATTACAAACAGAAAAAAGATTTGAATTGTTAACCTTTTTAGAAAATAACAATATACAAACAAGAGTTACTTTCGCAGGTAATGTCACTAGACACCCCGTATATCGAAAATATTTACAAGAGTTTCAAAATTCAGATATTATAATGAAGAACGGATTTTTGCTCGGTGCACATCATGGGATGACTATTGATGATGTTGATTATGTGTGTGGTAAAATAAAAGAGTTTTTTGAACCACAATGAAAGTTTTGATTTTAGGTGACGGATTATTGGGTTCTGAATTGATTAAAATCACTGGATGGGACTTTCTCTCCAGAAAGTCCCACAGTTTTAATATTGATAATTTCAAATCATATATAAATTCAGATTACGATATAATAATAAATTGTATTGCAAATACCAACACATATTCAGAAGATAGAGAAAGTCATTGGAATGTTAATGTAAAATTTGTTGATAAGTTAATTGATTATTGTAATGATAAGAACATAAAACTTGTACATATTTCTACCGACTATGTTTATTCGGGTTCTGAATCTAACGCATCAGAAGAAAGTGTACCTGTTCATTGTAATACATGGTATGGGTACACAAAATTAGTATCTGATGCTATAGTACAACTCAGGTCGAAAAATTATTTACTAATAAGGTGTACTTTCAAACCGACTCCATTTCCGTATAAAAACGCTTGGATTGATCAAGTAGGTAATTTTGATTATGTAGATGTAATTGCCAATCTAATCATTAAATCTATTACTAAAGGTTTGTGTGGTTTGTATAATATTGGTACGGAAACCAAGACAATGTTCGAATTAGCTTCAAAAACTATTAATGTTGGTAAGTCTTTTGTACCTAATAATATACCCAAAAATACGTCAATTGACATTAGTAAATTATTAACTGATTTAAATGAATAATCCATTTTTTTCAATAGCAATACCTACTTATGGTTACGATGGTAAAGGTGGGGAATTTTTAGAATTCAGTCTTGAAAAATTACATTTACAGACTTTTCAGGGCTTTGAAATTATTGTATCCGACCATAGTATCGATAATACTATAAAGGAAATTTGTGATAAATGGTCAAATAAGATTGATATAAAACATGAATTTAATGTTAGGGGTAGAGGTGTCATCTCACCAAATATTAATGAGGCAATCAAGAGATGTAATGGAAAATGGATAAAAATATTATTTCAAGACGATTTTTTATATGATAATATATCGTTAGAAAAACAAAAAAAATTTATAGATGAAAAAAAAAATTTAATTTGGTTTTTTTCTAAATTTTATCATAGTAATGATGGAAAATCATTTTATAATTTATACACCCCAAAATGGAATAATACTGTTTGGACAGGTAATAATACTTTGGGGTGTCCAAGCGGTCTCACGATAAAAAATGAAGAAGTCTTTTTATTTGATGAAAATCTTAATTGGTTAATGGATTGTGATTTTTATCAAAGAATGTACATAAAACACGGTAATCCTGAAGTTTTAGATGAAATTACAGTAGTAAATCGAACATGGGGTAATAGGTTGACAGATACAATTGGTTTCGAGCTCAAAAATAAAGAATTTCAAGTAATGAAAAAAAAATATGGTTGAATTACCAAATGTAACATTGGTTTGTGTTACTTCTGTTGATATTGATAAATCAATTAAAGCTTTAAAATATTCTAAAAAAGGAATAATATTCAATTCAAGTATATTATTCACAGATAAGGAATTGGAAATAAGTGATATTTCAGTCATTAAAATACCTAAATTAGATTATATAGGGTATAGTCATTTTATTGTTTATGAATTATATAAATATATTAAAACAGATTACGTTTTAATTATTCAATCGGACGGTTTTGTAATTAATCCACAGATGTGGGATAATAATTTTTTTAATTACGACTATATTGGTGCTCCATTTCCAATACCAAAACTAAATGATAAAATATCCTATCGTGATCCATTTGATAATCTGATACGGGTAGGTAATGGTGGTTTTAGTTTTAGAAGTAAAAAATTATTATCATTAGCTAGTGAATTAAATTTACCTTGGAAATCTTATCATGGGTTTTGGAATGAAGATGGATTCTATTGTGTTCATAATAGATTTATTTATGAAAATAATGGTTGTGTTTTTGCTCCCATCGATGTTGCTGTAAAATTTTCGATAGAAAATGATGTCCCTGAAAGTTTAGGAATAATGACGTTTGGTTTTCATGGTAAACATAATTTAAGATATCAATTACTATGATTACACTTAATACCATAATTTATGATGGAAATATTCGAGATATTCTGGATGAAAATTTTTGGTTTCATAAATTTGAATCTCATTTTATAACCAAAAAAACAATCACGATTAATAACCTTTCTAAAGAAAATAATATATTATTGAAAGAAAAATTTAATGACTATTGTTTTTTTCAAGTCGAAAAAATTAAAATCGATGATTTAAATGACAAATATCATTTGAATATTACTGATAAAACCCACGGATTTCTTTACACAATACCATATTTTGTCACTATCGATAATGTTGAAACTGAATATCTTTTGAATGTTGCGACCGACTGTATGAAAGACATCTTCCTGAATGATGAGTATCTTGAGAAATCAATTACGGAATTAAAAAACAACAAAAAATGTAATATAACTATGGTCGGATGGACAAAAAACAATAGAAAGCTTTCAAACGGTTTTACAGTTGGCGAATGGGAAAACATTAATACATTCAAATTACTTGATAGAGAATATGAGGAATCAAAAAATTTTAATTACACATTCGGATTTACCGATCAATTGTTTATGGGATCAGTTGACACCCTGAAAAAAATAAATTTTAATATCCCTGAATCAGAATCTGAGAGAATATATAGAGGACCTGAATATGGCGGTAATTCGTTTGAAAAAAGAATGGTTGCTTACCAAGTTTCGAACGATGTGTGTAATTGCATATTTAAGGGAGATAATTATTACATTCACAACAATAACTATTATTAATTAATAAATAAACAGAATGAATTTAGAAATTGTAATATCGGCATATGATAAACCTTTGGATTGGTTAAATTTGTTAGATGACAAAACAAAAATAACAATCTACAGAAAGGGAAATGAATTTGAAACTTCAGATTCTGAAATAATGATAGAAAAAAATATAGGTAGAGATGTTCATACCTTTTTTTATCACATAGTAAAAAACTATGAAAATTTAAGTGATTTAACTTTTTTTTCTCAAGATTACCCTTTTGATCATTTTGAAAATATAATAGAGGTGATAAATAAAAAAACATGGGAGGAGAATGCTTGTGTTAAATTCGATGGATATTATGGATTTCATTACAACTCGATTAATACTCCTAATTTTGTACCCAATTGGCCTTTAATATCGAACTTAGGTGGTAAAATGTGGAATCTTGAAATCTCAAAAGATCATTATGGTGGTCGAGTATTGGTATGTAACTCTAATGGTTCACCACATGATTTAGGAAATAATGTGAATGTGAATACTATTTTTACGGAGCTTTTTAATTCCCCACACGCACTAAATAGATATGAATTTGTACCAGGTGGACATTTTGCGATTACTAAAGAATGTGTACAAAAACGTGAAAAAAAGTTTTATGAAAAAATAATTCATATTTTGGAAAGGGACCTAAACGCCCCTTGGAATATTGAACGTTTAGAATGTTATATTTTTAACAGTAATTTATATCCAATACATGAAGTGAGTTAAAAATCAAAGTAATAAAGATACCTATATAAAATTTTTTTAATAAATTTTTACAAATAATAATTAAAATTGATAACAACAAATTTAACAGGTAACTTGGGTAACCATATGTGGCAATATTCGGTATGTAGAGTTATTGCTGAAAAACTTGGTTACGAGTGGGGGATCAACCCTTCACCAACACACGACTATCATGCAGGAATGAATCAAATGTATTTTATGGATGTGGATTTTGGAAAATTTCCTGAAGGACATTTCAATAATTTTCATGAAAAATGGATTCATTATCGTCATGTTGACGATGTTAATATAACGATGTTAGATAAACGAGTTTATGAAATAAATGACAATACAAGACTAATTGGGTACAATGGTGCTGAAGGTGGTTTATACCAATCAGAAGATTATTTGATAGATAGAAAAAACGATATTCTAAAATGGTTTAAAATAAAAGAAGAATTCAAAGTTGATTACGATAAAAAATTACAATCTATGAATATTTCCATAGATGAAAATTTGTGTGTAATTAATTTCAGAGGAGGAGAATATAGATCAATACCGAATGTAATATTAAACCCCAAATATTGGTCAGATGCTATAAATCTTATGAAAGGTAAAAACCCTAAGATGAAATTTTTAGTTATTAGTGACGACCCAAGTACTGCAAAAAGATACATGCCATTTGATATACCCATACTACACGTAGACATTGGATTTGATTTTTATGTTGTAAATCAAGCTAAAAACTTAATTATATCTAATTCCACATTTGGATGGTGGGCGGCTTGGTTAAACACCAATAGTGATTTTATTATTGCGCCTAAATACTGGGCTAGACATAATGTAAGTGATGGATATTGGGCAACTGGCGATTCATATAGTAGACCTTTTATGTATTTGGATAGAGAAGGTAATTTATTTTCATATGATGAATGTAAAAAAGAGGCGTTAAATTATTATACACAAAAAAACATAATATGAGTAAGATATACGATTGTTTTAATTTTTTTAATGAATTAGATATTTTAGACTTAAGATTAGACATCTTAAATGAATATGTGGATTATTTTGTTATTGTAGAATCTAATAAAACTTTCACATCAAAAGATAAAAAATTCAATTTTGAGCTGAATAAAAAAAGATATAAGAAATATCTTGATAAAATTATATATGTAAAAGTAACTGACACCCCATCAGATTTTAATAATATTATTTTATCTGATACAGTTTGTGATATAGATATTATTAATAATAAGATTTTCAAATATGTGAATGAATCCACTGGATGGTCAAGAAACCAAATACAATGGGGTGTTGAAATTTACCAAAGAGAGTGTATTTTGAGAGGATTAATTGATTGTAATGATCAGGATATTATTATTATTTCAGACCTGGATGAAATACCTAATCCTAATATTTTTGATAATTTAAAACAAGAATCAAAAGATAATTTTATAGAATTAAAACAAAAAATGTATTGTTATCAATTTGATCTATTTAAGGAATATAATTGGTCAGGTTCTAAAATATGTGAATACAAAAATTTAAAAAATATAAGTCTTAATCATCTCAGACAAAACAAATATACTAATAAAGTGATAGACGATGGTGGTTGGCATTTCAGTTTTTTTGGAGGTGTTGATACTATTATTGAAAAAATAGAATCCTATTCTCATCAGGAATTTAATAACTCTCATTATAAAAATAATATAGCCAAAAATATTGAATCTGAAACAGATCCATTTTTTAGAGGTAAGTTGATTAAAGTAGATATTAGTAGAGAATATCCCGAACAAATATTAAAAAAAATAATGGAACACTATTACAAATGATCACATGTCAATTACAGGGTGGACTAGGTAATCAGATGTTTCAAATAGCGTCGACTATGGGTCACGCAATCAAATACGGTATGGAATATGGTTTTGATTTGAATCACTGTCATACTCCACAACAAGGAAAAACGGCTAATAAATACAAAGACAACTTTTATAAAAAAGTTAAAACGATCGAAAGTATACACTCCATACCAAATATTAAATTTTATAGAGAAAATACGTTTTCGTATCAAGAGTTACCAAAAGAAGATAATATCTGTCTTGTAGGATATTTTCAGTCTGAAAAATATTTTTTCAATATAAAAGATATTATAAAAAATCTTTTTGAACATCAAGAATCAATAACAAAAGTGGTAGAAACTTATTTGAATTCTTTCGATGGAAATACTTGTGTGATTCAAGTAAGACGGGGAGATTATCTTAAATTAAGTAATTATCACATGGTTTGTGATAAGAGTTTTTACGAAAAAGCTATGAATATAATTGGATCAGATACTCATTTTATTTTCGTATCTGATGATATTGAATGGTGTAAAAAAAATTTTATTGGTGATAATATAAGTTATAGTCCGTTTGTGGATGAAATAACCGACCTGTGTCTTATTTCAAATTGTGATAATAAAATAATATCTAATAGTAGTTTTGGGTGGTGGGGAAGTTGGTTATCTAAAAAAAAAGGGGTAACCATATGTCCAAATAAGTGGTTTAATTACGAGGGTCCTAAAGATTTTGAGGATGTGTATATTGACTCTTGGATGAGAATTTAGGAAAAAGAATATGTCGATTTTTATATCAAATGTTTAGAGTGTTGTATTTTTAACAATGGATTTAATAGTTTAAAAAAATATAAAAAAAGGTGGTCAAATGACCACCTTTTTTTAATCCATCATATCGATGTGTTTCCTAATTAGTTGTTGAAAAAAATCTAAATTATTTTTCCATTCTTTCCAAACATCAAAATCTTGTAACTCTTCTAGCATAGTTTCAGGAATCAAAACAAATCCTTCAGGGACGAGATGATCAAACTTCTTGTACTTGTAGTTTTTGATTGATTCTTCAATATTAACCTTCATCCTTTTCAAAATAAAAAACTTTCAATCCCAAAAGTGCCGCAACCGCAGAAATTAAAATTATCAGGAATGTTGTCATGTAAGTTTATTTTCTACAAATATAATCTAAATTTATTAGGAATCCAAATTTTAATCAAAGAATTAATATATTTATAACAAAAAGATTTGTCATGCCAAAAGTTATAAAACTTAACGAAAGTGATTTGAGAAAAATTGTTGACAGGGTCATCACCGAGTCCAACAAGCACGATGTTAAATGGACCAAAAACTTCAAAAAATATTTTAAACCTAACCAATACGAACTTGAAGATAGAGATCAAAGAGAACTTCTTGAACTTATTGATGATATCAGAAGAGAATTAGATCGTTATGAGGATGGTGTTGTAACCATTAAACTCAAGGGTGGTGAGTCCAAAACTCCAAACGTTGTTAGTGTTAGAGGTGAAGATCAGGTTCACCCACCTGGCGCAATGGCAAAGAGAAGATGTCATTGGACTAAGAAGTTCCTTCAGAATCACGGAGGAGACCTTTTAAGAGGTGTTAATTATGTTACGGACAAACCTTTTATCAATGGCCCTGATCATGATCCATCCAAGAGAGTCAACTCTCCTGAATATTTGGACAATCAGTTTGTGGATCTTCTTGTTACCGTCAATGGTAATGTTAGGAGATAATTTCAAAATTTTTTTTGTCCTTTACTTTTTTTTTGTATATTTGTGATTATAGAGAATCACAGTTATGAAAAAAATCTTTTTTACGTTATTCACTCTCATTTCTTTAGTGGGATTTTCACAATCAGACCCATGTGGATTTGACCACATTAAAATGATGGGAATGATTGATACGGTTGCGTATCATGGACCCACTTACCAAGGAAATAGAGATCAAATATTCACCATTCCTGTTGTGTTTCATGTCATCCACTTGGGTGAAGATGTAGGTGTTGGAACAAACATTTCTGATGAACAGATATTGGACGCTCTTAGAATTGTAAATGAAGATTTAAGGAAGATACCAGGAACAAATGGTGATGGTGATGGGGTTGATACTGAAATTGAACTTTGTTTGGCTCGGAGGGATCCGAATGGAATTCCCACAAATGGAATTAATCGAGTAAATGGTAACCAATGGGTGGATTATCCTTTGTATGGTATTAGTTCGGCCCCTAATCAACCTGGTACCCAAGAAAATTTGATCAAAACGGCAACGAGTTGGGATCGTAGTAAGTATATGAATGTATGGATTGTTTCGGAAATCCAAGGGAATAATGGAAACGGAGGAGTTCAAGGGTATGCGTATTTCCCAACACCAAGTATTTTAGATGGAATTGTTCTTTTACATAATGTTGTTGGTTCGATTGGTAATGTAAAAGAAACCCACAACAAAAGTAGGGTTTTTGTTCATGAGGTTGGTCATTATTTCGGATTATATCACACATTCGAAGGTTACACAAGTTGTTATAACGCATCAAATGAATCAGATTGTGTGGTACAGGGTGATAAAGTATGTGATACTCCACCGACCATCAGTAATTCATCATGTTATCCAAGTTTCAGTGATTGTTCTATCACACAAAAAGAGAACTACATGGATTATACCAATCAGGATTGTAGAAACATGTTTACTCAAGGTCAGAAGTCAAGAATGAGAAGTAATTATGGTTTATTTCATTACACTCGACAGGGGTTAATTGAAAGTGATGGATGTGTTCCTTTGGACTATACAAATTTAACTCTTACCGAACCAACATATTTTTTACATTGTGAGACACCATCAATTATACCACAAGTAAGAATTACAAATACCGGTGGTAATTCAATCAATTCATTTCAAGTGTCTTGTAATGTTTCAGAGACAGGGTATAATCATACTATGACATGGGAATCAAATCAAAGTTTTGAAACTGGTGACTATGTTATTTTGACTTTTCCTTCGGTGGCAAATGACTATATGAGTGGAACTATTAATTTTAGTTTAGTAACTGAAGATTTTTACACCGAAGATAACCAAGTTGACAAATATTTTATTTCTGAACCATCACAAGAAGTCACGTTGGTGATATCAACTGATTATTTTGGTAATTGGATAAATTGGCAATTCACAGATGAAAATGATCAAGTTGTGTGGGAGGGAGGGAATTATCCAAATGCCGACACTTTGCCTTATTTTGAAATTAATTGCCTACCCGCTGGCTGTTATACCTTAACAATTCAAGATCCCTTAAGTGATATAGGTTTTATGGAATTATTGAGTGGTGACGGTCAAACAATCCAATATTATGGACCCAATAGTGGAACTCCACTTGTAATTAATTTTTGTTTGGATGATGTTGATGCTGAAACTTGTGTTGATAGTAATTTTAATTGGATTTGTGATTATGACGAAATTTTACAGATCTTAGGATGTACTGATCCTATTGCTTGTAATTTTAATCCGGTGGCCAACATGGATTCAGGAGAATGTTATTACAGTGGTGAAGTTTATGATTGTTTTGGTGGTTGCAACTTGGATATTGATCTTGACGGTATTTGTGACCAATTGGAAATTTTGGGTTGTGTGGATCCAACCTCATGTAATTACAATGAAGAAGCAACTGAAAACTTTGAATGTCAATATCCCATCTTTGGATATTCTTGTGATGGGGTACCTTTAAGTTCATTAAATACTGTTACTGGCATTATCGAACTTATTAAGTTGGATGTTGTTCAAAAAATTATTGTCTATGATATTTTGGGTAGAGAAATAGATATTAACAAGATCACATCATCAGGTGTTTACTTAGTTAATATACATTTTAGAAATGGCACAATCAGAACTCACAAAGTTCATTTGAATTGATCTGATTCTAATTTCCAATAATTCAAAGAGGGGGGGTTTCCTCCTCTTTTTTTCTTTCCATTACTTTTGTAAATCTTTCCGATGCGGTGAATCCGATACCGGCGGCAACTACATACATCATATCATCCCAAACATATTCAGGGATGTCAATTTCCATAAAAACGTCAACTAAAAAAGCAACAGACAGGAGTAAAAACGCTCCTACTGTTACAAATCTTTTTGATGAAAACTGACCATCTTGGTCTCTCATCATTTCTTTGAAGTATTCAATCATTCCCTTTTTTATTTATAAATATTTTTGATTTTGATTTAATCTTAATATGGAAAAAATATATAATCATACTTTGTCAGATATTTATATAAAAAAAGGAACAAAATGAAACATTTGATTTTTACAATTCTTTTGGTGTCTGCGACAAATTTTTTAAAGTCCCAAGCACCCTGTGATTTACATCTACAAAACGTAGAGTTCAATTCACAAACAACTAATCCACAACCAATTCTAACCATTAAAAACGTTGGAACTGAACCGATCACAACTGCTCAAATTCAATGGGGTCTCTTGGAGGACACTCAAAGTATTTGGCCGTTCAGTTCTTCGGCGTGGGGGGGTGTGTTACAACCGGATGAGGTTACAACACTTACAATGCCTGAGATTTCAGTACCCCAAGGTTCTTGGACTTATGTCTTTAGAATTATTGCGTTAAATAACTTTAACCCAAACTTTGGGCCGTGTGTTGGTATCGACGACCATCCTAATGATAATATGTTGTTTGTTGAAATTCATATGGACGAAGATGGATGTATTGATGATGATGGAGATGGATTCTGTGATGAAATAGTTTCATCTGTTGAAACAATATCATCGGTTATCCATGTAAGTTCTGTTGAATATTTTGACTTGTTGGGTATAAAAGTAAACTTTGAAACCTTACAAAATAACAGAATTTATATTAAGAAAATAACTTTTGAAGATGGATCAGTTAAAACTGAAAAAATTATTAAATCATGAAAAACATTATATTGATAGTGTTATCAGTGATTTTTCTATCTTCTTGTATTACCTTAGAAGACATTCAATCAAAACCACAGGATTGGACGATTGAACCTGTACTCGTATTAGAATGGGATGGTCAAACTCCTGCTAATAGATGGTATTCAATTATTGAGTTGGGTAAAGTAGACACAACTGTTAACGGAGTTCCTTACATAATTAGAGAAGTTTATATTCAGGAGGGTGATAGTACAAAAAAGGTTTTAATGATTGAAGCTGAATTAGATGAAACCTATAAAATTACCAAAGAAATGTTCAAGTGAGGATATTACTATCCATACTATTTTTAATATTAGGTGTTAATTTATACTCCCAATGTGATGTTATTATCCAACCTGGAACACTCCAAAAGATAGATGTTGATCCTGGTGTTAAGTTTAGTTTTACAATAAAAAATAATGGAACTACACCTTTTCAAAACGGGACATTCCATCTTTCTTTTGGGTGGTTGGATTCACCAATGAATCCTCAATCCGTTTGGAATATCAATTTAAGCGCACCCATTCAACCAAATGGTACTTTACAAATAACTACACCAGTTTTTGATATACCAACCCCCCAAAACGCAACAGAGTGGCCTTTTTGGGATGAAATCACAGGACCCAACGGTTGGCCAAACCCAAACTATGGTCCTTTGATGGTTTACTTGAATGGATGTTTTATAAATGCTCAAACCATAAACTCATTCCTACCTTTGAGTGATGATTGTCCAAATATCAATCAGGATCAATTTTGTGATTGTAATTTTGAACTCTATGATTTCAGGACAGAACCTGAAATGGAATTAGATGTTGTTGTCCATAGTGATTATAATTGTTTTTCTGTAGGATATCCACCTGGTCCGAACAACTTCAACCTTAATAATCCTGGATTTTATAACATGACCATTGGTATAAATAGTTTGTTAGAAGACAACTGTGGACCATCTCCTAATCAAGGACATACTTATCTTCATTTTACCTCATCTTATTTACCTGATTATGTTTTGGGGGATACAATCACTCTCGATTTAGACCAAGCATCAAATTATCCATTAATAACATGTCTTCAAGAATCTTATAATCAAGGTAATTTCGATAATTGTTATGAAGTAGTATTATGGCAAATAAATAATAGTTCCAGTTTGATTTCACCAAATACGTTCGAAGTTACAATTGGTGATAATATAATTCGTGTAGATGAGAATTGTCAAACGGTTGTGGATGTTACTGACTTATCTATTGATTCCTTTTCTTACGACATAATAGGATGTGATGTAGGTTCACCATATGCTGCTATGAACATTACACTATCCAACCAAGGTAATACAACTATAACCAATTTCTGTTTGAATTTGGATATTCTTCCTGATGGTATACCTGGTGAACAATATTGTTTTTCTAATTTAAATATTTTACCTGGTCAAACTTATGTGGTTGAGGTAAACGGAGGTATATCATCAAATGGTGTTACTTCTATCTCTATCGAAACACCGAATGATGTAATTGTAACGAATAATTCTTTTGTAACAATAATTGACTTACCTTGTTATGGTTGTACTATAAGTTCAGCAATAAACTATGATCCTTTTGCAACGGTTGATGACGGATCTTGTATTATGCCCGTTCCAGGTTGTATGGATCCTTTGGCGAATAATTATAATCCAAATGCAACTGTTGACGATGGTTCTTGTACTTATGATGTTTTTGGTTGTACCGATCCTTTAGCGAATAACTTCAATCCTGATGCAAATACAGATGACGGATCTTGTTTATATGATGTCTTTGGATGTACTGATCCATCGGCAAATAATTATAACCCTAACGCAACTGTTGACGATGGTTCTTGTACTTACGACCCAATTTTGATTTTCGGATGTACTGACCAATTAGCAAATAACTATGATCCAAATGCCAATACTGATGATGGATCATGTAATTATGATATTTTTGGTTGTACGGATCCCGAAGCAAATAACTACAACCCAAATGCGAACATAGAAGATGGATCTTGTACATACGATCCTGAAATTATATTTGGTTGTACCGATCCAACGGCCCTTAACTTTGATCCATTTGCAAACTCTGACGATGGGACTTGTATTTATGAAATTGATATTTGTGAGGAAGCGGATTTACATACATTCGTACCAAATGTTATAACACCAAACAATGACGGATTAAACGATGTTTGGAGAGTGGTTACTCAGTCAGACTGTTGGAGAACTTGGAAAACTCAAATCTATAACAGATGGGGCAGTTTGATTTGGGAATCTGAAGACCCCGATGCCGTGTGGAACGCAAGTAATAGTGGAAGTGTCTACTTTGTTTCCGATGGAATTTATGTGTATACTATTACAGGGGTTGCTTGGAATAACAAACCAATTCAAAAATCAGGTTACGTTACAATAATGAGGTAATTATTTTTTACCGAATTTGAAACCTATGGGTTCTCTATCTGAATTTTTAGCAATAGAAATCATTCTTTCGAATCTTTCAATCTCATCGTCTATTATTGTTCTCATCATATAAAGAGTTTCCAAATCAGAATGATTTTGAACACAGTTGATGAATTCATCTGCAGAGAAATTACATTCTCCGTATGGCTTTTCCTCTACTTCCTCCGATGATTCATTAATATTATTATTTTTTAATGGAATAACATCCTCTAATTCAATACCAGAAACAACAGAATCATAAGTTTCTGTATCGAAAGAAGATCCCTCCCAATATTCAAAGTCACTGGAGTGAAAGTAATGTTCAACTTGTTCTTTATCGTAACCCTCTACTGTATCTTCATAATAAGTTCCTTGATACAGATTTTCTTTTACAACATAATGTAACCTATAGAGTTTTTTTTCAGGAATTATTACGTTGTCTTCTGAAAGAGTGCCATCTATTATATTTTTTTTATTAATTTTTAATAAAGCTACTACAAACCACTCATCCCAAAAGGGTACTGATTTTAAAATACTAGGTAAAGCTTCTATTTCATATAAATCCCAACTATTCCAAGTATCTTTGGTGATATGACCTTCACTATATAATAAATTTAAATATTTAACAAGAACCTTCTTATTCATAACATATATTTGAATATAAATATCACAAATATGTTTTGAGTGATGCTGAAAGTTGTGTTACTTCTTGAATAAATTCTTGATTAAACTTTCCGTCTGTAACAATTTCTGAAGGTATAGAACTGAATACCCAATCCATACATAGGATACCAATCAAATGGTTCTTATCATCGAACATCGGTGTTGCCACGTGGGACTTGGTTCCATTTCCTGTACATAGAGAACGAATTCCAATATCTTCGATTTCTTCCATATCCAAAAAGTAAGATTCATTCATCATAACTTGTTTCATATACCAAGCAAATAAACTAACAAGAACACCTTGATATTTTTCTGATTTTCTTTCTAACCCTTCAGAACATCTTTCATAAGTGATTGATGCTTTTTGCATAGATGATTCGGTATAAAAATTTCCTCCGTTATGGAATTGCCAAATATAAATTCTATCTGCGTGAAATTGTCTTCTTACATCTCTTAACGCTAAATGAATAATCTCATCTCTTTCGATCTGCTCCATCAAATCCTCTTTGGATTTTTCCTTTCTCTTCTTATCTTCTTTTTTTCTGAAATAATCTTTACCAATCAACGCAACAATTATTGATGTAATTGATGTCATAAAAATCACAAAATAATCATAGAATTCCATCCCCAATAAATTTTATTTATAAATATATCGGGATTTTATTAATTCTTGAAAATGACTAAATTTGTTTTAAAAGATAATGTATATGAACTTTGTTCGTCTGAATTTATATTCAATTCGTCTTATTTTTTATGACCAACATTCCACAACATATCAATTCCATAGGCATTACAGAAACCTTTTTCAGGTAGAATATCTTCATCCATATCTCCACCATTTGCAAATGCAATTTTCATGGTTGGATAGAGTTGTTTGACTTTTGTTAATAGATCTACAGCAGTTCCGTCCATATCGTTGAAATGAATAACTTCATCTATGTACTTAACTGCACGGAGAATGTGGGACCTGTCAGCCCAACAATAATTTACTTTACCATTTTTTGAAACCAACCATTCGTCAGAATTCAATCCCAAGATGACTTTATATCCCATATGTTTTGCGGCTCTGAATAAATTGATATGTCCTCTATGGATGGGATCAAAACCGCCAAAAATAACTACTATATCGTATGTTTTCATTTTAAAACTAAGAGGTCAGTTGTAACCGACCATTTTGCGGAGAGAGAGGGATTCGAACCCCCGGTACCCTTTCAGGTACGTCTGATTTCAAGTCAGGTGCATTGAACCGCTCTGCCATCTCTCCTGAAAAATCACAACTCTTCGATTCGTTTTGCTTTGTCGTCTATCACAAGATCGAAATGAGGTTTGTGTTCTCCACCACACTTAAGATAGTTGAACTTACATCCCCAGTCAACAAGTTGCTTCAATGTAAATTCAGTATAATCTAAACCTGAGGTAGACCCCCTCGCCGTCCAATAAACTACAATCCAACCCTCCTCGAAGAGTTTGTTGATTTTTTTTATGTTGTCAAAGTTGGGTTCTGCCAAGTCATACCGACGAATACCTGAATAAAAACAAATGGTTTCATCAATATCAACGAACGCTGTTTTAGCATTTCCCTCCTCTGTGAATCTTTTTGACTCTTGAAATTCTATCATCTTTTCTGTGATTCTTATAGTTGTTTATGAGTGTTGAAATATTTAATCTTCCGACGGGGTTAGAACTCTGAATTCCGTAAGGTGGAGGATTGAGATTATTATCCAAACAATACTCCACCATCCAAATTGCCGCATCATACCCCGTCTTTTCTTTTTTGGTCTCACCCAAATCGTGGTCAAAACAAACCCCGTCAGGAAGACCATTTATCTTAATCCATGAAATAAACTCTTTGTAATTCTTAACCCATGTAACTTCAACATCTGTTCCAATAGGTGAGAACGAGAGCCAGTTCATATTAGGATCTAAAGGATTTCTCAAATCATCGAGCCAAAGTAGTTTTTTCATTGGGGTAGTTGTTAGAGGACGTAAAGGTAAGTATTTGAATCCAAAAAAACAAAACCTTTAACAAAATAAAATTACCAAAAGTGTCAATGTTATTACTCCGATCATAGCATAATATGCTGTGTCTTCGGAAAATTTAATCTGTCTATCCCTCGTGCTTTTCGACATCAGAATTTTTGAAAATCAAAGTTAGGTTCAAAATCAAGAAAGACAAATTCACAATACCTACAATAACTGGTTGTTCCACGAATGCGGCTGTCAAATTACCGATAATTGCAAAGACCATAATTTCTGTCAAATGGGTTGGGAATAGTGCATTGACCCTTTTGAAGACACTAGCGAGATTAAAATAGATAGCCAAAGACATTAGAATTGCAAAAACTACTACAAGTCCATAATCTTCGAGTTTCATATAATAACCTAATCCATAACCCATAAGGTATGCCAAGATACTTGAAAGAAAGTAACGACCGAGAAAAACTGAACCACTAATGGTTCCACTAAGTTGAAGATATTTTTTCATATTATTACCAATGTGCACTACAAGGAACTTCTTTCTTGCCGAACAAGAAATCTTTAGGTGCGTGACCCGAATGGATCACTTGAACGTCTCGTTGACGAACCATTTTTCGTTTTCCGTTTTGGTATACATATCCGCCCGAAGCACAGGATTGTAATACCAACATCACCAAACCAAACAACCAAATTGTATATTTCATATCAGATCAAGATTAGTACCCCCACCTGGACTCGAACCAGGAATAGAACTTTAGAAGAATTCGGTTATTTCCCTTTAACTATGGGGGCTTATTTTTTTTATGCTTTCAACACGACAAAGTTAGGTGATTTTTTCCAAAAAACCAAATTTATTCTCCTTCAATTTGAAGTTTTTCCAAAAGTTTGTCAATTCGGATCCTACCCTTCTCTCCGATCGGGATTGGATTTCCTTCTTCATCAATCCTTACGAATCTAATATTGGTTTTCAGAACAACGGTTTGGTGTCCTGTATATACATTATGGGCTCTTGCTTCCATATATAGAGTTATGGATGTTGTTCCGAGTTTGCTTGGGTATCCATAGATTTTAAGTAATTGACCTTCTTTGGCGGGTCGTTCAAAAAAACATTTATCGATTGATACGGTCACCATTCTTGGTGTGTCACATAATTGCATTGCATAACCCGCCGCTGCTCCGTCAATCCATTTAAGTAATGATCCGCCAAATAAATTCCCGTGAAAACCCAAATCCGACTTTTTGATTGGGTGTGTTGAAATCAAGTCCATTAACAGAATCTTTTTGTTATAATTTTTATATTGTTTGGGATAATCGGAAATTTTGTATCACCGATTTGTTCATCATCAATAATCGATAGATAGAGTGTGTCAATCAGATCAATTGTTTTGCGATAGATCTCACCCCCACCTATTACAATATCGGGATTTAGTTTCAAAGCATCCTCCAACTGAAGTCCACTTTTACTTACCACAATAAGTTCCCTTCCTTTAAGAGGGGGTAGGGATTCAAAGGTCTTTCGTCCGACAAGACATTTTTTCCCCATCGTGACTTCTTTGAACCACTTTAAATCATCGGAACATTTCCACATAAGATTTCCATCTTTTCCGATATAACCCAACTTATTGACGGCGACAATCATTTCCATGTCACAAATATATTCAAAGAAAGTTATTAATCTATATTTATTGTAATAAACAACCATATATTAATACGATGTCAGATTTCAATATAACAAAACAAAATCTTCCTGAAGACGAGTATTTCAAAAACGAAACCAAAAAGACCATTTTGGTTCTTCACCATACCGCCGGTGGTCACAGACCCGATTGGACAATTTCGGGTTGGGATAAAGATAAGACATCAAAAAATGAATCCATCAGAATTGCAACTTCTTATGTGATCGGAGGAAAATCTGTAAGAGACGGAAACCAGGATTTTGATGGAAAGATATATGAAGCGTTTGAGGATAAGTATTGGGCTCACCATATCGGAATGAAAACCAGTAACAACGCCAATGTAAACAAACATTCCATCGGTATTGAAGTTTGTAACTACGGACCACTGACCTTAACCAAAGATGGAAAGTTTTTAACTTATGTAAACTCCGTTGTTCCTCAATCAGAAGTTTTGGATCTTGGAAAACCATTTAGAGGTTACAGATACTGGCACAACTATACCCCAAACCAACTTGAATCTTTGGAATTTTTGATCAAAGATATAATCCAAAGACACGGGATCAACAAAGAGTTGGGCCTTAAAGAAGTGTTGGGAAAAAAGAAAAACCTCACATCTATGACCGTAAAACAAAAACAAGAATACCTTAATTCCAAAGGATATGTCGGAATGGATGGAAAGAAATTATCTACCGACGGGGTGATGGGTGGAAACACAAAATATGCTGAAAGGATGTATAACGACACAAAAAGAGGTGATATAAATGGTTTTGAATTTAACGATCTTGCTGTGTTGGGTGGTCACGGAATTTGGTCACATACCTCTTATAGAAAAGACAAGAGTGATATGTATCCTCACCCCAAATTAATTGAAATATTAAAAAATTTATAAGAGATGGGTCTTTTATCTGAAGCGGTCACCGACCAACCAGTTCGTCAAGTTGTTAAGGACATCATAAAGATGGTGAAAACTCAAGTGAGTGGTGAATATTATTTACCTGAAGAAGTTTCGGAAAATTATATCCCCGAATATAAATTCCGTCAATTACCATTTGGTTTTGATGTAATTCTTGATTTTACTATTGAAGACGACATTGAATATTTTACAAACGCCGATCTGTTGGGTGATGACACCATCGGTGTTTTAATCAAGATAAATAAAAAGGATTATCCATCGATAATATATACATTAATTGGAGATTTGAATGATCTTATCGCTCACGAGTTAGAACATATCTATCAGAACTATGGATATAGAGACGTGAGTTTGGAAAAATATCCTGAATATTCACAAACAACAGGAAAAGAATATTACAAACACCCCATTGAAGTTCCCGCTCAGATCAAAGGTTTCCAAAGACAAGCTAGGGTCACAGGAAAACCTATCGAGGAATTGATGAGAAATTATTTTGAAAAGAATAAAAAGAGATATGAATTATCGGACGAGGATGTGGAAGATATTATTTCTTATCTCCTTTCGAAGATTTAAGAATATTCGAAAAGAATTCTTTTACCAAATCTCCACCTTTTTCAAAAGAAAACCACAAAAGAATTGCTGCAAATATTTTGAAAACATCGTTGGTTGACATCTCTTGTTCTTGGATCATATTTGTCAACACGGACATCAACGGAACAAGAGCGGAAAACTTAATTATATTGGAATAATTTTTAACCCCAATTCCAAACTTGGTAAAGAAAGATTCAATCTTTAAGTTTCTTTTTCCCACAAATTCTTCTCCCGATTTTAGTTCATCTTCAAGACCTTTTTCTACAATTGAATCGTAAATACCTTTTTTATGGTCTCTTCTTTCAAAGAAAATTGAACTCAAAAGAGAAATAACCAAGAGTGTAATATCTTTTGAATCAAGTTCAGGGTATCTGAATTCATAAAATTCTGTAAATATTTTGCTAAGTGGTGGAATAGCAGCTCCAAATGTCAAAAGAAACTTCAAATCAACACCTAACTCCACTTCCTTTTCTTTGATAAAATCTTTTCCATCTTCATATAGATCCTCAAGATATTTTTTTACAGGGGTCACTTTGTTCTCCGACTCCAATATAATTTTTCTTACCTGAAGATTTTTACTCTCTAATATCATTTGACAATATATTTATAAAATAAATATTACCATGAGAGGATATTCAACAATGACCGACGAAGAAAGACAATCAATTCTTTCTCAACACAAAACATTTTATAACGGATACCAAGTTCAAAACGTTCCATCATCATATCAACCTATGGAGGAAAAAAGTTATGCCAACGATATGGGAGGGATAACCGTCAATAACAAAGGTGAGGTTTCTTCTTATAAAAATTATGGAATTAACGAAAATTATCAGTTAAATGAATATGATTTTGAAGATGAGGAACCAATCGTTGACCTAAACGACGATATGGAATATGCCGAACTTATGTCAAGCTTGGAAGAGATGCTTGATGAGGCGGGATATGAAGACGAAAATGAGTTTGATTATGTTGAATCTGAAGTCGCTGAAAAGTATAAAATAGAAGAAAGAGTTTGTCCTACTTGTGGTCTTACAGAAGAAAAATGTGAGTGTTCTTACGAGAGTAAAGTTGATGAAGAAATCAAAGAATCTTTTGAAAATCAGAAGTCAAAGATTCATGAAATGATGAAAAGGATGAAGATTTGATGAAAAAACTTTTGCGTAAAATATTGTTGGAGTTAGAAATACCAAATCCTGTTCATGGTGCACAAAATTCTACAACAATTTCTTCAGGGTGGGGTGATAGTAGAGGTGATAGAAAACACGTTGGGATAGATATACCCGTGAGTTGTGGTACCGTTTTAAAGTCACCCGCAAATGGTAAGGTAATTGAAGCGAGTTTTGAAGATAACGCATGTGGTGGTAGAATTAAAATTGATCATGGAGGTTATAGTACAAGATATTGTCATTTACAAAAAATTAGTGTTTCAGTAAATGAAAAAGTTTTCAAAGGAGAGAAGATTGGTGAAGTTGGTGGAAAAAAGGGAACGACCGGTGCTGGTACATCAACTTCGGGTTGTCATTTACACATGGAAGTTCAAAGCCCAATAGGTACTCAAGTGAACCCTGAAGATTATGTGAACTTGAGTTTGTCTCCAAAACCAACCTCAAATGAAACTATCGATAAAGAGAGTACTGGAGATCCAATCAAAACACTGAAATGTTTTTTGAAGAACACAAAATATGGACTTAGAAAGTTGGGCGATGAGGTAGATACCCCTAAAATCGGTCCTAAAACTGAAGAAGCAATAAAAGAATTACAAGAAGATTTGGGTGTACCAGTAAACGGTAAAATTACGGCAGAGATGATACCCCTCATCAAGGATAAGATACAAGATATGAACCCAACCACAAAAAAACTTATTCAAAAATGTTATTCTTCTTTTTAATTGATCCTTCTATCCATAAATTTTGGTGATTCTAAATCTTTTTGAGATAAAATAAGATCAGTATTTTGTAAAAATAAATCAAACACTTCTTTGATTGTTGTTTTATTATCAGATACATGTCTAATAATTTCATCAAAGGGGGTAATTGAACCCTCATTTTCTTTTTTATAAAGATTTCCACACTTGTAGTGAAAAATTGTGTCGTCCTCCAAAGATAAAAATCCGTGTGCGAAGTAAGGAGGTATAAATAATGAAAAACCATTTTTATCATCAAGGTCAAAATATTCAAACTTACCGAATGTATCCGAGTCTTCCCTTAGATCAACCACAAAATCAATTACTCGACCTTTTAAGACCCTAACTAGCTTCGACTGTGACCAATCCCCAACTTGGTAGTGTAATCCCCTGAAAACCCCTTCTTTCGAGTAGGAAATATTGTCTTGAACAAAATATGTTGTTATTAAAGACTCATCAGTATTTTGAGTGAATTTGATTATATTTTTCTTATCCGAATATGATATTTCGTCCCAAATTTGTAAAAATTTACCTCGTTCATCTTCATAAATGTTCTCTTTTATTAGAAAAACATTGGTCATGGTGGTTTCTTTTATTGTCATTTTTGAATATTTTACTACTAATTTAGTTTAAAATTTGGTTTTTCATAAAAACAAAGATATTTCTTTTATATAAAAATAAATAAGAATTTAATTAATCATATGGAAATTTTAGAAATATACCATTATGAAGTGAATGAACAACTAAAAACTGTTGAAATCACATTCAGGTTGACTTCAGATTCTGATGATGAAAGTAGAGTTGATACCTTTGAATTTTCTTTACTAAACGAATATGGTATAGAAATTGGTGATGAGATAGAAGATTTTGTGTTTGAATCTGAAGAATATGCCGATGAATTAGACGATGAAGAATCTGAAGATTGGATCATGTTAGATGAGGAAGAATTGATTTCATTTCTAAATGAATATTACACAATTAATCCAAAAAAACTACCTGAAAAAACATTTTTCTGATATTTATTGGTATGAAACCATACTCAGATCAACCCGAAAGAGAAGATTATTTGGATAAGTTGAAAAAACTTATCGGAAAGATTACCCTCACCAAAGAGAGGTTTTTGGGTTTGCAATTGGATAAAATAGAGATTTATATTACACCTTCTTTAAAAATTATTAGAATCAACACCAAACCTGAAAAACTCAGGGGTTCTGTTGGTCTATCTGAGAAGTCAACTTTGGATACACAAAAATTAAAAGAATGGGCGGATGAACATGGATATCAGGTTAGTTTTGTGGCGCAATTACCAAAACTCAAGAGACACTTGTTCAACATTTTTGGTGACGTTCTTCAAACGGACGACACGTTATCTGAGAGTTATGGCAAAAGAAAAATAGAAATAATAATAAAGGAGGAGGAATTACCTGAAAGCATCAAAGAGTGGGCATATAATAACCCAGAGAAATTCCTCCAAAACCTTCAAAGAATCAGAGATATCCTCAAGGATTAAGGTCCTTGTCTCTGAAATGTAAGGATGTAGTTATAAGTTGCCGATGAACTGAGTTCTTGAGTAAAACCCAAAATTAAATACTCAAGACCATCTTCCGTAATTCTGTAAGTTCTTGGTTCTCTACCGGGATAAAGAATGCTTAAGTGTGACCAAGCACCTGTGATTAGATCTTGATTGATTCTCAATGGATAATTTTCAGACCATTCAACTTGACCATTGAATAGGTAGTCCTTCATATAAATTTCATTACCCGAAATATGAATCTTTGTCTTGTTGATTTTCAATGTATCCAAAGGTGTGGATGGTAGTTGTGTGAAAACGGTTGTATTTTCACAATGTTCTTCAAAAATATCAAGTTCATCACATTCAATAGTCACACAGGTAACTACGTAAGTTCCGTCCAAAGAAGGATAGGAAGGTTGTTCATAAACCAAACAACCAGTGAGAACACTACTGAGGAGAAATAGAACTTTTTTCATAATCCACAAATATAAGTATTTATCTGGTAAGATGAAAATTTTAAGAGAAGAAATTTCAAGAATTAAAGAATTAATGGATCTTGAAGAAGTTGAATTCAGTGGTGATACCGAATCCACTGAAGAACTTGGTGAACAAGAAGATTCAGCTGCGTCCGCACCGGCGGCAAGTTCAGGTGGTGGAGCACCATCAGTTCCTGTATGGGCGAGTGGAAGAAACTTCGGAAAAACATATATGAATGACCCCAACTATAAATGGGAGTCAGGATTAACGAGAGGAAAAGCAAATAGTCTTTACTAATGCCAAGTTTAGCAGAAGATTTAGATGACGCAATAAGATCAGGTGCCGAATCTGCAGGTGAACTAGAAGGTCATATTACCAACGCTAAGGATAAGATTGCCGGTCTTATTCCTGATTTGGGAGGTATGGGTGATATATTGGGAAAAATGGCAACTTCGGTTGGATTTTTGGGAACAGGTTTTGCTTCATTGGCCCAAGAAATCGGAGCCGGTAAAGCTTTGGCTTTTCTTTTTAGTAAGACCATAATGGATGTTGAAGATACCACCACCGATATGGTGAGAGGTTTTGGTCAAACAAGATATTTTTCTGACGCAATTCAATCGACATTAATAGACGCAAACGTTGAATTATTCGAATTGGGTATTTCTATAGACGAAGCGGCTAAAGGTATTGAAGGATTTACTTCGGAGATGGGAAAAATGAATCTTTTGACATCCACTGAAGTAACTAGGATGGGTGTTTTAGCAAAGGCGGCGGGAGTTGGTACTGAAGAAATCGGAAAGATGGTAGCAGAAATGTCTGATTTAGGGATGGGTACCTCAACAGCGTTAGAAAGTATTGAATCGTTGACAGTTCAAGCTCAGAATTTAGGACTAAATGTAAATACATTTATTAATTCGATAGGTCAAAGTATCAAACTTGTAAATCAATACGGTTTTGATAAGGGTGTTAATGGTTTAGCTAAAATGGTGGCCAAAGCTCAAGCTTTAAGATTTGATATTCAACAGTCTGTTAATCTTGCGGATACAATTTTAGATGGTGGACCAGAAAAAGCAGTTGAACTTGCTGCGGAACTTGCAACTTTGGGTGGTGATATCGGAGAGTTGGGTGATCCTTTTGCACTTATGTATAACAGTTTGAATGATGTTGGTGCGATCCAAGATTCTTTAGTTGATCTTGCTAGTGCTGCCGCAACCGTAAACGAAGAAACAGGTCAACTCGAAATTCCATCACAAGCAAGACAAAAATTAAAAGAACAAGCAAGACTTTTGGGTCTTGATTTCGGAGAATTGACAGATGCGGCCATCAATTCGAGAAAACAAATGATGGCGATGGAGGAGATTGAGTTTAGTGGTTTGGCAGGGATGTCCGATGAGGACAAACAATTCATTGCTAATATGAGTGAGATTAATGAGAAAGGTGAAATGGTTGTTAAATTGAAAGAAGGTGATGAGGTGAGAGAAATACAACTAACTGATGAAGCGGGAATAACTCAGGCGATGGATAAGTTGAGAGAACAACAGGCTGAAGAGAGTATGGATCCCCAAGATGTATTAAAAGAAAATACAAAATCATTAATATCTTTAAGGGATAGTTTGGATACGTTGACAAGCAAAGAAGCTCTTCTCAAATTAGGTGCAGGTGCATTTGATACTCAACCTGTTCAAGATGTAATTCAAGGTCTCAAAGAGTCGGTTAATGATGTTAAACAAACACTCTCAGATACCGCAACGGAAATCGGAAAGATATTTGAAGATGGTAAAGTAGATGATAAAGAAGTAAAAGGTCTTATAAACACCACAACTGATTCACTAGCTAAAAACGCAATAGATTTTGCAGATAAGGTAGGAATTTCAAAAACTGCAGTTGAGAGTTTTGTTACGGCATTGGAAAATGCCGCCAAAACAATTGCGGATATAGACATTAATAATAAACCAGGTACTGAAACTCAGGACACGGCACCTGGTACTAAAACTATGGAGGGTAAAGATCCCGAAGAACAAGATTTTATATTAAGACCAAATCAAGAACCAATTTCTTTTTCCAAAGATGATATAATCATAGGAGGTACAGATTTGTTTGGTACGAAATCACAATCTAATTACGAACCTGCAAACAACCTACCATCAATAATTGAAAAACAATCCTCTGTTTTAGATAATCTATATAATAACGTATCCACTTCTGTTCAGAAAATTGAACAGACGATGGCAGTGAAAGACATTAATGTTAATGTCAGTGGAACAATATCTGTCACAGATAGAAATGGTAATATGGTTGATCTTCTCAGAAACTCCGACGTTCAAAATCAAATAGTTATGATCGTAGAGGACGCATTTAAGAGAGGTAAGGATCAGTTTGTATAAATTACCAAAGACTTTTCCAAAAATCAAAAAATTTTGTAACAATTGATTTTTTGGGTTTAGTTTCTTTAACTTGGGTAATTTTGGTTGAATATGGTGACAGTACTTTTACGAATCTTTCCGCAACATCATTGATTCCTAAAACATCTTGATCAGTATTGATAATATATTGTGAGATGTCATGAAGAGTAGATTCAAACTCATCAATAAATATGAGTTGATCTTTACAATAAGAAGTATTATCCGTCATGTAAAAAATCTCTTTATCTAAGATTGTTTCATAGTCAGAAATTTTTTTAACCTCATTAGAATTAATTAATCTAACTGTTGATCCGATGAGATTTAGATTATTCATACCACAAATATACTATATATTTTTTAAAATTCAAAAAAAATAGATTTTTTTATGATATTTATATTGAAAACATTCTTATGTCGTCGAATCTTTCAAAAGAAATTCAAAGAATTAAATTTTTGAACAACTTTATAACTTCTAAACCTCTAACGGAACAAACCAATGATACTCAAGTCCGTCAAGACGCCACAAGAGTTAATGTTCAATTACCAAACAAAACTGAACGACTTACATATCCTCAATATTGTAAATACCCTGATAAGGCAATGGAACCACCACCTAAGTATGGTGGTAGTGAATCAGGTTTAATTGATGGTTATTGCGTATATCCTGTTACACAACCTGAAACCTCAAAGATAGTAGGTATGTACATACCCGCTGGTTCAACAATTGAATGGAGGAATGAAAATAATATAATCAAATTATTAGAAAGAGTAAAAACTGAGTATAAAGATGAAGATTTCAAAAATTATATTACGGACGTTTTACCACCTGGAACAGTAGCATCCTTCACCTCAAAAGGAAACATATATAAAACTAGATTACGAAAAAAAGACTTTCCAGGTAGTAAGTGGAGGTTTATTGGTTATTTTACAAAAGACGGTATTCAATATATACAACCTGAGTGGGAATCAAAAAGAACTGATTATGAAAGATTTGTAGATGATTGGGGTGTTGCGGTTCAAGTTTCAGTGGCAATTGCTGCTGGAATGTTAATACCAGTAGCGGGATTAGGATTCACAACAAGTGTTTTACTAGAATTAGCGATTGAATTAGCAGTTGGTTTACCTGTTGCTGTTAGAGAATTCCAAACCAACAAAACAACAAGTGGAATTTTTAGTGTTGTTTTTAGTCTTTTACCTCTTATTAAGTTTTCAAAAACAATCAAAGGATTTAATGCTTTAACAAGTGAAAGTTTAAGTAGAAAATTTGCAGAGTCAGGTTTAAAACAAACGTCATCAGTTGATGAATACATAGAATTTTGGGGTAAGTTATCAGATGAAGAAAAAAATCTTTTATCCGCATTTTTGAAGAATGATGAATCATCTGAGTTAATTGGTAAAGAAATTAGTAATCAAATTAAGGACGAACTGAAAGAAGAGATTATTCAACAAATGAAGACCGATATATCCAAATTTAGAGAAATAAAATTTTGGAATAGAATGACGGGTAAAGAGTTGAAAACTGTCGGAGCGAGTGTTTTACTATATTTTTATTTGGTATCTATAATAGGCGAAGAAGAATCAGAATATGAGAAAAATAAAATTGATTTTATAAATAAAAATATTTCTGAAGATTCACAGATTGAATTTGCGTATAATGTATTCCAATTAGAAAAAGATAAGGTTAAAACCACAATAGACCTTATGTATAATTTAGTCAAAAACCCTCGGAATATAGAACTTATTAGTACGGAGGGTGCTGCTAAAAATTTCGTTCAATTGTTATCAAAATACGCTGTTGAATCTAATGGAGGTGATTTTGTACCAATGGTAGAAACACAATCCCCTGATGTTGAAGTAGAGATCTTGAATAATAATTTTGATGTTAATGATGGTTGGAAACTACTTTCAGAGATAGGTGATGAACCTTGGGATACATTAACCTTTCATCCTCAAACTCTTGATGCGTATGTCAAACTAAAAAACTGATATAATTATAGATAAAATAGAATATGGAAAATACATTAATAACTGAAATTAACAGAATTCATACATTGATGGGTGTTAGAAGAAATTTGATAAAAGAGTCAATTGCTAATCCAATCAGAGAGAGTTTGGGATTTCTTTGGGATACTGTCCTTAAAAAAATGTCGGATCAAGTTGATATTGCAACTTTTAATACTAAAGAAGATGCTTATGTTATAGACGGGGTTCTGTATCCTAAAAAAGAAATAGAAGAACTACAGTCCTTAGTTGAAGGTGTAAATAATGGAACTGTAGATAGTACAAATTTTAAAGATATTTTAAAAGGGTTTCCAAAAAGTACTCAATATATTTTAGCGCAGATAATTAAAAAAAGTGAAGGATCTACGGATGAAATTTACAAGAAATTTATAGAATCAATTTATAATGTCCAAAACTCACCTTTTAAAACCGAAGATCAAGTTTTAAATGCTATAATAAAAATGATGAATGATGAGGATAAATCTATTGATGAAGTATTAGATAGTATTTTTACAGAGGATGATTACACATTAAAACAAATTTTGAGAGATAAGATATCAAATAACATTAACCTAAAACAACAAGGTAAATTTGCGGCAACGATCCCACCAAAAATTTCTAATGTTGCGGGTAAGATCTTAAGTGATACTGAGATCGCCACTCTTAATAGAATAATTACTAAAGATAAAGCAACCGTTTTTTTTGACGATTTATTTAAAGTTTTGTTTCAAGGAAGTGACACTACAATTAAAAACATAGAATCTTTAACCAATGGTTTTTATCAAAGTTTTCAAAAAATATTAAAAGACGCTAGTAATACACCAGAAACAATAGATAAAAAAGTAAAAGAACTAACTAACGCATATGCTTTAAGTTTTAATAGAGAAATAAATGTTCTTATCGCTACAAGTAAAAAAGATGCTTCAACTATATTAAGAGAGTATAACATACCTGAGGAAATTATTGAAAAATTAGAAAAAAGTGAAGGAGATTATTTTGGTGCTTGGAAAGAAATTCATAACGGAGATCAAAGATTAATAAATAATTTTAAGAATACAGGTGCTAAATTTACTAATGATCTTAAGGAAATTGTTGGAGGTAGATTCAGTTCTTTACTTAGATGGAACAATTCAGTTACACAGTTTTTACTTACTGCTCAATTTGATTCATGGGGTGCGTGGGTGAGAAGAATAGTGCAAATGAGAGGTAGATCGGATAAAAAAACATTTGCGGAATTTGCGTTTGCAACGTTTTTTGCTATGAATGTAGGTATAATAATAGGACAGGCGGCTATGTCCACAATTGTTTCCACTTGGTGGATCTTAGAACCTAGTGTTAAGGGAGTTTATAATATTTTTGCACCTGAAGCGTATGAACTTGAAATAAGTAGAGAAGGAGAAAATACAGAAAGTGTAATCGTAAATTTTCTAACCGTACTTATTGATGATTTCGTTGAAAGAATGAACTCAGTTTATATGGAAGCGGGGTTAGGAAATATTCTTAACTTATTACCAGGTGGTCTCGGAACTTTTCAAAACTCTTTAGTTGCTTTAATACTTAGCTCATTAGATAGAGGTACGATTGAGGGAATAGAAGAAGGTATTTATAAAATATGTGGTTTAGAAACTAGCGAAGTCGAAAAGATTGAAGGTGAAGTAGGTCTACCTCAAGAAGGTGAACAAGCGCCTCAAAGAGAACCTGATGGATCTCCAAGAGAAAATGAAACAAGTACCCAAGAAGAATTCCCTCAAGATTTATTAGATGTTATGAATGATGAAAAAGAAAATCAATTAATAAGAGATGGTGAAAATATTTATTGGGGAAATAAAGAATATCCGATAAAAAAGACATCAGATGGTGTTTGGAGAGTTTATACTAATGGTTCTTGGTATGACATAAATGAAAACATGTAATTTTTAAAATGAATTTTAAAAAAATAATTATTGAACAAGGTCCTGATGTTGATGGTCAGGCACCATCAGAGTATGTTGAGTTCTCAAACGATACTTCTCTTAAAGATATTAAAGATCAAGCTAGTTTAAAAAATATATCAGATTCTTTTGGTATAGTACCTGATTTTTTAGTTGACGAAAGAGAAGGTATTAAGTTTTATCAATCCGAAAAAGATAAAAATATTTATTTAACTACCAATCAGTCAAAAAATGAAATCAAATTAATAAAAAATATTGAAGGTGATACTGAATTAACAAATAATACGACTTGGAATAAGGACAGTTTTACGAGTTTCATAAAAGACGCAAGTAAAACTCAAATGGCGTTCAAAAGAATTCAAAATTCTGTAAAACAGACATCTGAATCTAAAAATAAAACAATGAAAAACATTTTAAAAGAAGAATTCCAAAAAAAAGAAAATGATAAGAATATCATATCCAAAAGATTTAATATTCTTTCAGAATCCAAAAAGACTTGGACGGCATCAAATCTAATATCCGAAGTTAGTTATTTGAAAAAACAGAATTACAGTTCCGTTCTTATCAAAGAAGGATTGGTAGAATTGATGAAATCTTTATATGATGATGATCCGACTTTCATACCAAAAATCAAAGATTCTTACAAAGGGTGGTTGATGAAGAAGTTACCAAATGAAAGTGAACTATTCAAAAAGAGTTTGGAAACAAGTATTGAAGATTTAGAAAATGATTCTGTACCAGCTTTATTTACAGATTGTAATAAAGTTGTTGAGATGATGTATGAAGCAATGGTCAAAGGAATGGTAGATGAAAAATTTGATGTCGTTGGTGTTCCAAAAGATATTGAAGATCTATTAAGATCTGAAATAATTGACAACATAAAAAAGGATGAATTCAAATCAAAGGTCAAACAACAGTTGACAAATAAGATTTGTCCTCAATATGGTGATTTGTTAAAGAACACACAGAAGACATTTGACGATATCAAAAACAAGTTGGTATCTTAATCGTGTTGTGAGACTAACCACCTCACATCATAAACCAATCAATAAAAAGGAGATAAAATACCTTGGTTTAGAAGGAGTCAGAGATGACTCCTTTTTTAATCTTCATACTCTCCGTTCCACATGTTAAATTAATTTGATATTTTTCACACCATTTTCTAATTGTATTATCACTGACAGAAAAAAACTTACCAACCTGTACATAAGATTTAAGTTCATTTATTATTCCCAATAATATTTCTTTGTTTGGTATATTTTTTTTAGATGATTGATTTTTACATTCAATTGAACAATATTTTTGTTGTTTTCTTCCATTGAATTTTTCACTACAAAATTTACAAATCTGATCTATTTTGGTTTCTTTATTCTTCAGATTTAATTTTTTGGGTTCTTTTATTTTGTTATTGTAATCATGTATTAACATATGACAATTAGGACATAATATCATCAAATTTTCCAATTTATTATTGTAATGATTATTGTCAATGTGATGTAATTCTAAAGGTATGTTTTTCCCCATCCATTTGTGTAAATGACATATTTCACATTTTGATTCTTTAACACCTTGTTCTATTAATTTCAAACGTAGTTGTGATGATGAAATACTCTTTCCATTTTCAGTGTATTCCTTATATGAAGTTCTTTGTTCATAATGAGGTAATCCTTTTCTTGAGGGATTACCTGAATAATTTAAATTATATTTTTTTAGATACTTTTCAAGGGTAGAAGGTTTAACATTCAAAAATCTACATATGTTTGCTTTAGTATCATTTTCACTAATCATTTTTTTTATCAGCGAGAGGTTATCATAAATTTTTTTTTCAGTATTATTCATATTAAGTTGTTTTTAATATAAATATCATCCGACTGAAAAAATGACATACACATAAAAAACAATTGTTATATGTGTGTCTTTTTGTACCGGTGATAGGACTCGAACCTACAATTATCATACACCTAAAATATGTGCGTATACCTATTCCGCCACACCGGCGAGTTAAAAGAGCCAGTAGAGGGATTCGAACCCCCGAGTCTTTTCAGATCCTGAGTACAAATCAGGTGCAATCGACCACTATGCGACACTGGCTTTTTTTGGAGGTTCGTCTCCTCCTATAATAACTCTCATCAGGTTCCTCGTCAGGTCTGATGTTGGTTCTACGATGACCGCTTACTTTCGTTCACAACATCAACAGATGTCTTACTAGATTTCGGTGATGGTCATCAACCAATCGATTTATTTCCTCATTCAAAGAACACCACAAAGATATATCATATTTTTCAATTTTCCAAATTTTGAGATCAAATTTTTATCTCAAATCTATTTCTCATCTTTTCTACAACATCGTCAGGTGGATTGTGAACCGAACTATTTCCGTGTCTATTTTCAACAATTACACTGAATACCTTATATCCGTACTTTTCTGCCAATTCATAGTATACATTCATTTCCCACTCTGTAGAGAAGGTGTTTGAAACGACAATCTTAGGTTCGGACCACTTCATCATGTCTTCACATGTATCTTGACACCATTTGTGTGCATAGATCAGTTTTGATGAGTCAAAATTATACTCACCATTGATTGTGAAATACATATCCGCTTCGATGTGTTTAGATGTTAAAAAAGGTGCAAGGGTACTTTTACCAGCACCCGGTACACCTCTTACTAAAAATAAAACTCTATCCATACTATAAAATGATATTTATTCTATAAACCGTAACGACCTTTTGTTCCGTTATAAATCGCCGAGATCATTGCAGCTCTATCTGTATTAGTTGTAGATCTCCAAAGAAATGCTTCGGGTATTCTTCCTAACCAAAAATTACCCGTTCCTGCAGTTCCAGATCCATTCGATGCTCCTATGACGTATCTTTCAAGCGCAACGTTGATGACTGGTTGACTCGTAATAGTCGATGCTGAAACTCCATTTTTATACAGTGTAACGGCATTTGTTGACATGTTGTGTTCAAAACATAAAAAATTCCAAGTATCAGGATTTATTGATGTATTAAAAGGGATTTGAGTTGATTCGTTATTCATATATGCCATTATATTATAGACACCACCAGCGGATCTATTAACTGTAAATTGTATTAAATCTGTTGAGGAATCTTCTATCCCAAAGATTTCCCTTTTTACCAGTGTTGCAGTTGTATCATGCCAAACCCAAGCACCCCAAACCCAATATGTGAATGTGGAGCTGTAAGTATAATTTGTATTACTATAATAAGCATCACTTGAACCATCAAGATTAAAATATTTTACATAACCTGCTTGTTGAAATGGAGGATCTCCCTGAACTGTCCATGTTCCACCACCAGGACCTAAAGATGTCACCGAAGTCCCGGTTCCCACATACGATGCACTACTTGTTAAGTCAATTCTCCATTCCATATTACTATTGTAAGCACTCCAATTATAAGGAGTAAATGCCCCTTTTAATTTTGGTATAACAGAAAAAATAGAACTTGGCATATTTAATTATATTGATTTGCTAATCTAAATATTTCATCGATACCTGACTGATCGACACCCAACAATTGAGCAAAATTGACAATCAACGGGTTATTTTTTTCTATGAGAACGGCATATTCCCAAGTTATTAGAATTCTTTTTCTTTCGTCCAAGTCAGGTACTTGACTAATCATGTTAGTAATCGTATCAGGGTCAATTCCGTAGTCTAACAACCCCAACCTAAATTGTCTAGGTGTGCAATCATTATATTTTGGTTTTCTATCTTCTATTTCTTGAGGTGTTAGATCTCTGACTGAATGTGTTACAAAGAATTTTTTTTGATTCAAGTCCAATAGTTCATTTGTTTCTATTGTTTGTAAATTGTGATCAAATATCGGAGTATTGTCTTCACAATACTCAATTTCGACAATATTATCAGGTAACCAACCTGGCAAACCGTCAACCATGTACCTACCTTCTCGAATGTCACCTATTTGTCCGGTATCTAAAAAATAAAAAAATGTTCTCATGTTGTTAAATCTCCGAATATTGTCCAAACATTTTGACTTACTCTTTTTAAACCAATAACTGAATATTGAGTTCTAGTTTGAGCACTCAAAGAACTATAATTTAATGTTACACCTGAACCTCCACTAAGTGTTACCTTACCAGCTCCCGCTTGTTCAATAATAATTTCGGTGTCATTGGCCCAAGTGACTGAAGATTGAGGTGGTATTGACGCGGTTATTGCACTGGCATTATTCATCCTAAGATAATCACTTGCATCTGCCGTTCCCAAAGTCACAGAAGTTGCAGTGTAACTGACCACAGGAAACGCGTTAATCCCTGAAGAACCTGATGTTCCTGAAGAACCTGATGTTCCTGAAGAACCTGAATTACCTGTTCGACTAAAGTCTATAGCTAAAGCGGCATTATTAGTAGGTAAAGTTCCACTTATATAAGACACAGGAATTTTATAATATCCACTAGCAACTGTAACAGTACTCGTAACTTGAAATTGATTCACTACTGTCCCTGTGTCTCGACTATATAGAGTTACAACACCTCTAGTTGCTGTGGTTGTACTGTCATCCCATGTATTGAACCACGCAGTCTGAGTATTACCTAACTGGTCTACGTTATCAATATACAAGAATGTAACAGAAGCAATTGTTGCGTTATTGTAAGACACAAGACCATTACCTGGATCTGTATCGGTTGTGGTTGCGGTGAAATTATATCTAACACCACCTGCAACTCCTGATGTTCCGCTCGAACCTGATGTTCCGCTCGAACCTGATGTTCCGCTCGAACCTGATGTTCCGCTCGAACCTGATGTTCCGCTCGAACCTGATGTTCCGCTCGAACCTGATGTTCCTGAAGATCCACCTGTAAGTGTTACACCATTAATTTTCATTAATAAAATTCTATTTTTATATAAATATAATGAGTTATTAGAATTAAAGAATATTTACGTGAGTTCTTCCATCACCCCAATAACTATCATCACCATAATATACAAAAATTTCTTCATATTTAAATATTTTCCTATTTGAGATGAATTGAAACGCTTTGAGAGTCGGATGATCCCTCCAATAAGCATTTGCGTTATTTGAGTGGTTATAGTAGGATGCATATCCCATCCCTAATACTTGTTCTGTCCATTCACCTTGTTGTGGATAATTGAAACGATAGTCCAAAAACAAAGAACTGACCTCACCCTTTTGAATAGGTAAGGTCAGGACTAAACATTCTTCAATTATTTCACCTTCTTCGATGTCTTCAGTTGCAAAGACACCCCACCCTTTACCGAGGGATTCTTTAATCTCAATCTTGGTTGGTGGTTTAATCATCTCCAATTTTTGTTGACTTTATTCCAATAAGTTTCCCTTTGAAATTTCAACCAAAGAATTCTTATTTTTCTGATAAAATTTTTTATATCCATTCTTTTACATCATAAGCATTATAATCATAAAGCTTCGGTGAAAATTGTGGATACTGTTCACTAACAAAAAAATGAATTAATTTACCTGATTTTAAATTTTTACTTACCCACGTCCAATTTCCGTTTTGATCTTGTGTTGGAACTTCGATTACTTGACATTTGATGCCAATTGGGCCATCATATTCATAATGAATGTCACCAATTCTGATTTCCTCCACTATAATATTTCCGGCAGTCTTGGTCATGACGAAAGATATGTATACAGATTTATTGCTGATTGTTTTGCTTCAGACAATGTCTTGATCTTTTTTTTTCCTAACCTTGAAAATGGTATGAAATTTCTGATTCCACCTTCTTCAATCTTTTTTCTTTCGTTGGAATCTTTTGCGTTTTTTATAGATTGAATAAATTCGGAATTGTATTTATTCCATTCATTTTCATCATAATCTTGGATGTTTGGAATATAGTCGGATTCAAAGTATCTATCACCGATTTTGAATAATGATTCACCCCTATGTGTTGAAGTTACATATCCAACTATTTTTGGTGTTCCATATTTTAGAGATGCATAATGAGTTGTTTTTTCAACATCATCGTATTTGATCGCAACACCTTTTGGAAAATCATCACAAACTTTTAAATTGTTTTGATAATACGACCAACCTGTCCTTAGATCTCCGATCAAAGTTCCATCTTTAGAAACAAATGAGTTTGGAATGTTAAAGGTTTCTCCCGAGTGAGACCAAGAATATTTCCTGATGTATCCGCCGGTAAATCTGTTAATCTTATAAATTTTGTTAATGTCCGGAATCCATCCATTCTTGTCCTTTTCGGGAAAAACCCTACTAACCAACTTAACAAATCCGAGATCCAAATGAACTTGGTTCAGGATACTCTTCCCGATATAATTCGGAGATTTTTGGAACCTGAATTTTACCTTTCCAAGATATGGTGTTTGATTCTCAATCATGGTTTTCATTCATTTGGTTATTAAAATATAATTCGATTTTGGAAAATGTCAAACTTCGATATTAAAGAATATCACCATTTACCATATACACAGAGGATCCCTTATGATCGTTGTCCAACGTGTATTGAGGTGCACAAATTTCCCCCTTAAAGAAGATTTTGGAGATAAAATCAATCTCGAAATTTGGTGCAACCACTGATCCGCTTACAAATGAAAAATCCGATGGTTGTGGAATTGTATCGGATTCGATATTCAATTCAAAAAGACCTCCCTTATATTCGTCAACAAACAACATAACATTTTCGAATTCTTCATCCATCATAATATCGAAAGTTTCTGACAAATCTTCTTCATCCTGAAATTCCTCATGATTGTTGATTTCAGTTCCGATAAATTCACAAACCACATTATTATCGGAATCTTCAACTTTGAACCAAAGATTTTCAAGATTGAAATGTGGTCGTGAAATATCCATAAGTTCCATACCAGCAAGACTGAGCATGGTTTCAATTTCTTCATAAACTGACACAATATTATCTGTGTCGTTTTTCATCAAAATATCTTTGATTGTTTCAATATCAGATTTATCTAACCCGAATGTACGAAAGTGATTCTCCCAACCACTAACAAGAACTCTATAACTTTGCATTTTTTTTATAAAAATATATGTGGAAAAAATTTAATAGACAAATTATTTTGAAAAAAAAAGTGACCCCTGGCGGGCTCGAACCGCCGGCCCATACATTAAAAGTGTATTGCTCTACCAACTGAGCTAAGAGGTCATTTTTGATTATTGACTATGTTTCCAATGATTATCAATCAAAGACATACCTTCATGTTGTATTGTTACTTTTTCTTTCAGGATTCCGAATCGATTCAATCCGTTCCTCCAAAAAATTTCATTGAACCAAATATCTGGTGTATCCCACGAGAATTTTTCTAATGATTCGAACAAAACTCTCTTGGTTTTTTTTGGAAAGACCAAACAATGGGCCATAATAATTTTGTCAGTTACATAGAAACTTGATTCATCATAAACTTCTTTGAAAGACGATTGTAAAAAACCGTTACAATAATTAGATCCAAGTGAAAAGTGTGACAAATTATGTTTTTCCGAAAATTCTATACCTTCTTTTACTTTTTCAACAAATTCCTCAGGTGAACAGGTAAGAACGCAATCACATTCACACACGATCAATGCGTCCAAATCATCTGTGAAATTATCCAAGAATGCTTGCTTGAATGATTGATAAGCTCCATAATGACCAGGACCATGATTTGTATGTTCTGATTGAGTAATTGCAGGTCTTATCTTCCAATCCTCTCCAAGATATCTCGGATTTATTTGTTGTTTATACTCAATCCCCAAATTACCCAACGGTGACAAAGATAAAATTGAATTTTTTTCTCTTGTTGACTCAATTTCAGTTAGAATGTGAACTAGTTTTATATTCATTTAATTTCATTTATTTATTATTTATATCAATCCCGACAATGGTATTTGATCAATACTCGGACATCTTCAATATTCCGATATTTGTTTGCAATCTCATCTGCCTTTGCAGAAGCTTCTTCGGGTGAAGAATTCATGATAGAAGAGAAACCTACATTATATGAATATTCATATTTCGGAAAAACAGAGTTATCTAGAACCTTACGACTTTTAAGACCATCGGAATAACTCACTTTCTTACCCAACGCATTGTAGATAGATCGTTTGCGAGGAGAACAAATCTCAACAGAGTAGAAATCAAAAAGGTTTTCCATATCGGTTTTCTTTAGTGAAACTAATATACAACCAATTCACCGAATTACCAAATATTTTAAAGAAAAGGAAGAGTTCTTTTGTTTATTTATTTATTCACCCATTATGATTGACCCATAACGATTAGTCAATCGGTTTTCTAGTTTATCTAATCTACTGTCCAAATCACGATTAAAGTTCATCTCAACTTCATCGATTCGTCTGTGAAGGTGATCTTTTGATAAGTCAAGCTCACGAGACAAGTCATCAACAACTTCTGAAACACGTCTATCCATCATTTCACGATCACGAGCATAGTTGGAATGATCGTATGACATTTGTTCTCTTATGTCATCTATTTCTTGTTGTTTTTCTTGCAACAATTTGATTTTTTTGTTCACGGAAACTAAAAACACTATCAAACCAATAAAACCTGATAGTATCATACCCCCCACGAAATTTAATAATTCTATTGTCATTTTTTTAATTTTTTTTAATGTCAAAGAACTCTTCCTTGTCGGGATACCAAGATTCGAACTTGGGACCTCCTGCTCCCAAAGCAGGCGCGATGACCGGACTACGCTATATCCCGATATAACTTGTGGGGGTAGATGGACTCGAACCACCGAACCGTTAGGAGCTGATTTACAGTCAGCCGCAATTGCCACTATGCGATACCCCCAAAATGACCGTTTTTTCCCCCATTACCCCACCCAAGAGAGGGACCTTGTGATGGATTTTAGTTCAGGAAGTCTGACAGGGTTTCCCCCATCAGACCGTTACCACGGACAAACCTACCCATTTACAACACCAATCATAAAATAATTTTCCTCGTAGATCAAGTAATTACCAACGGGCAAAGCATCAATTAGAAATAATTTATTTTTCAACATCAATTTCATTGGCATTTCTTTAACTTCTGTATGACCTACAACTTGAATATATTGATCATTTAAAAAAGTATTTTTATTTCCCGACATCAAACTTCTTGGACGAATCCAAATCGGTGTTTGCATGATATCATCACCTGTTGGATCAAATATTCCGTTGAACTCAAAATTTCGTGGTTTGTATTTCCAAATTTCATTTACAAAGTTAGAGATAGGTTCTCCTTCCTTGTATCTATTTTGATTTACCAACCAATCATAACCAATACCCGCATGTGAACACAAAATATTATCCATCTCATAACACATTTGAAAGTGGTGTAGGTTTTCTTTAATGAGAAGTTGAATTGCTGGTCCTGCACTCCGTTGAAATCCACTATACACTTCGTAAGTGTTAATATAATGGAAATCATGATTACCAATCAACATAATGACCTCACATTCACCTTTTTCTTTGAACTCAATAATTTCCTTGAAATTATATTGTTGTTCTGCTGATCCAATGTCGAAACTGTCAAAATAATCCCCGATGAAAAGAACCCGATCAGCTTTTTCACTTTCTACGATTTTTTTCCATATGTCTCGACCATGAATGTCTCCGATAAAGATTGTTTTCATTAGTTTATTATTTTAGTAGTCAGGACAGGACTCGAACCTGTACGTATAGGATTAGCGCGTAGCCTATACACATCTTATTTGAGGAGTGCGTCTAACCAATTCCGCCACCTGACTGTGTTTTTAGTCTTTAAACTCTCGATAAACAAACATGAAAAAACAAATGTAACTAAGGGTCAACCCACCCACTAGAGAGTATCTGATTAGGTCGTGAAGTAGGGTACCGTCGAGTGGCACATCCCAAAGGATACAAGTTAAAAATACAATAAATGACAGGATGAAGAGTGTGAGTGACGCAAATCCTGTGATGTTGATTAGTTTTTTCATAGTGATTTAGATAATTTTTATTTTTTGCTCTCCCTCTTGGGCTTGAACCAAGGACCTATTGATTAACAGTCAACCGCTCTAACCGACTGAGCTAAGGGAGAAAAAGGGTCGAGTTCAACACGCCAGGAAGGGCCCAACAAGCCTCTTTCACAGAAGAGGAAAGGCCCAACAAGCCTGTAGGTGAAGAACTTTCGACCTGTAAGAAGGAGACAAATTTGAATTCTCAATCTTGGAAGGTAATAATCTACCAATTGAGATATAGAGTCAAATAGTCCTCCCACTTGGACTTGAACCAAGAACCTGCGGATTATGAGTCCGACGCTCTAACCGATTGAGCTATGGGAGGGTTTTATTATTCCGACATTTCAAAGAACACCACAAAGATATTACATATTTCTCAATTCACCAAATCTTTTTTGATCATTTTTTTCACAACAGTTTTAAGACCGGGGTTGACCTTTAGAAGTTCGGGAATAATATTATGTCTGATTCTATTTCTTGAATATTCCACCGAGTTATTTGATTCGTCTTGAATAAAAGGTACGTTTTTCCTTTTACACCAACTTTCGAACTCAGACTTTTCAGTCAAAAGAAAAGGACGAATAACATTCTCCTTACGATAAGGGATGACCGATTGAAATCCCCTCGTCATAGTGAAAATATATGTTTCAACACAATCATCCAAATGGTGACACGTTACGATTGGAAAATCAAATGATCGAAAAAACTCATACCTCAAATCAGACCACATCTTTTCCTTGTTGGATTTTGGTTTTTGATCTGTCCTTCCAACAAACAAACTCAAACCGTTTTCCTCACAATATTTGGTGATAAACTTTTCAGCATCATCACCGTGTTCTGTATTGTGATTGAAATAAAGGACGTGTGGATTATAATTTGATCTTCTCAAAAAATCCAAAACGGCCATAGAGTCAACCCCTCCCGAACAAGCAAGTCCAAATTCAGAGGTTGGAATATTTCCGAGTACTTTGATCATAACATTATTTTTTTGTGGAAGGTGTGGGGCTCGAACCCACGCGACGATTCCTCGCCCTATTTGTTTAGCAAACAAACCCCTTCACCAACTTGGGTAACCTTCCAACTTATTGTCACAATATAAGAACCGGTTGATTCAAATATTCGATCAATAAGGTTTTAACTTCGGAATTACAAATTCCATTTTTGTGATCTGTTGACAAAACAAAATGTTCCAAACCCCACCCCTGTTCTCCAAGTCTCATATCATCGATTGCGACCCATGATACGACGTGAGGATGGTTGTTCAACCATTTTCTGATTTCCAAAACTCGGGTTTGGTTTAACCCAAGACCCATCTTGAATTCGAACTCAGGTGGAACTTCACTTCGATCGATGAAAGGGGTAAAACCGATTGGTTTTTTGATGATCCCCTGACTTTCATAATATTCACCGATTTCTTCCAAAGTTGCCCAAGTTCTCCAATCAGAAGAAATTACAATCTCACAATCGGTGTCTCTGATGACCTGATTTAGACATTCAACACAACTATGATTGAAGTTGTCAAACCTATCCAAGATTGGGATTTCTTTGATGGTGGGGCGTGGATCATATTTCTTTTGTTTATCGAATCTTGAACCCCATTCAGATTCCAAACAGATCACACCATCGTGATCCATAAAAATTACTTTCATTTGTTTTAATTGTTGCGGTAGCCGGAGCGGGGCTCGAACCCGCACGGACCCTTCGGTCCATTTGATTTTAAGTCAAACATGTATACCAATTTCATCATCCGGCCATGGACGTGTTTTCTCTATAAAAATCTATAAAATCAATATCATTATATGGGGACCAACCATTTTTTATTTTTTTAATAAGACATCTTGAGGTCCCTTGAGAGATATCATATCTTTTTTGTAACATAAGTCTTCCGAATCCATATTTAGTGAAATCCCAACTTTCATTGATGTAATCGTCAAATATTTGAAAAGACTTCATCCATGATTGGACATCACTATTTACATTTCTCCAAGATGGTTTCATATAATTTGGATTTTTCTCGCCTTTTTTTGATTCTACGATTTTTGATCTATAATTAGGGTCCTCCCACCTATGTTGCATCGAGTTAGAAAGTTTTTTTAATAAAAATTCGTCCCAAATAGTGCATTTACCAATTGCACGGTTAAGACATAAGTCATCATTTATTGACTTTTTAATTAATTCATATTCTAATTGTAATGCCTCTTCTCTCGTGTTCAGAATTTTAATTATTTCTCCTGAAAAGAAATCAACACCATTTTTACTCATAATTTCTTTTATGTAATCGGATGATGTAAAATACTTTACTAATAAGTCGTCTTCAGGACTACCGAAGTAATTCCATCTTACACCATAGTAATAGGTGTTATTTTTACCCGTTATTTTATATACATATGGTTTCATAATATATAAATATATTCGTCTACCATTTTTTGTATACCTATTTCAATATTTCAAAGAACACCCAAAACATACAACAAATCTTCTGAAGTTTCAACCCCTCCCTCTATTCTATATTTTTGGGGAGGGGAGAGGAGCCTACTATTAGTAGGCGTCCATCTCATCAATCACGTAAGCCACGTTTACGTTTACCTTGTCTTCGTGGTTTCGGATGTCCACAATGAACCCACCCATCCCGAAGTTGGTCACTCCTTCCTGTTCGTAGGAAGTGAATGCTTGGTTCATCACGACGGTGGTATAGTCCTTGAGTGTTTGGACGTTGAAAGAGTCGGGTGACACTTCCAACCAAGAAGTATACATCGCCTCACGGTTCAGAGCCTTTACGACCTTCGCTACGGTTTCGTAGTCGAAGTTGTTGGTTACACGGCCGATCCGTTTTTGGGGGTTGGAGATGACGTTTTTCATGGTGTGTTTGTTTTAACACCACAAAGGTATGGCAAGAGATTGATCTTTCCAAATTTTGATGTGACTTTTTTCGATCTACGTAAATTAATCTTTAACTGAAGGTGTTAATAGATTGTAGGTTTTTCAAAATGTGTCACTTCACTACCTCCACCACCTACTTCATAGTTTTTATTAGGGAAAACATATACCTTACCACCTATTTTTGCATAAACAATATAATCAATTTTTTTACTTTTATAGTCCTTCTTCATACCATAAGTTTTAACAAAATATTTACCGTCTTTTACGAGGAGACCAGATAAAGGTTTTATTTGAAAACTCTGACCCCCAATAATCATGTCTATTGAACCGTATCGGTCAATTATAGAACCAGGAGGGAACAACTCAAGATTACCTGGTATATGATTAGAAATTACTTCTGAGGCATATATCTCAGTATTATAACCATTTTCTATTGACCTCCATTGGATATCCAATAACTCTTTCATAAAATTGTTGTCGTTTTTAAATACATCAACTAACCATTCCTCTAAATCTCCTTCACCTTCATTATTCCATTTTTGTGATATTTTTTTTTGTACTTCTTTTTTTGTATCAAAATAATTCATAATTGACCATGACTCGCCCTTACCCGTTCTTTCACCTATTGTATTTATATCTCTAATACCTGCGCTATATATTTCATCTCGTTCTTTCCAATTATTTGGAAACGCCTTTTTTAACGCACTCCTAATTAAAGTTGAATTTACTTCTCCACTATTCCTACTACCGAACAAAATTTCACGAATATCAGGTTTTATTTCTTCAAGTTTGTAAAGCTTAACGTAACCCGATTTTCCATCTTCCGTAAAATTAAAATCTGTAGGATTAATACCTCTCAACTCAACATCATTTCCAATCAAATCTATATATGTATTTTTACCATGTGAATATTGGCCTTTTTTGGTTTCTAAGTTATTAAAGTATACCCTCCACGGACCGTATGTTGGTTTATAAGCTTTCATATCACGAAAACTAAAGGTTACAGGACCGACACCTGATTTTACTTTTCCACTATCCTTACTACCGAACAAAATTTCACGAATATCAGGTTTTATTTCTTCAAGTTTGTAAAGGTCAACGTAACCCGATTTTCCATCACTCATAAAATCTATAGGATTAATACCTCTCAACTCAACATCATTTCCAATCAAATCTATATATGTATTTTCACCATGTGAATATTGACCATCTTTTATTTTTAAACCATTAAAGTATACCCTCCACGGAGCATTAGTGTATGTTGGTTTAAAAGCCTTCATATCACGAAAACTAAAGGTTACGGAACCGTCACCTGAAAATAATTCTTTTAGAATTTTGCGTATTTGCTCTCTCACGTAAATAAATATTCCTAAATTAAGAAATGTTTAATCAAACCTTTTATCCCACAAACTAAAGATTTGTGGGTTTTTCGGTGGAGTTAATAAAACAAATGCGGTCTATGAGGGTTCCGACCCCTCTACTCCTGCGTGACAGGCAGGTATGATAGCCACTTCACCAATAGACCTTTATTAGTAGCCCATCCCGGTAACGCTCCGAGATTTTTTGGATGAAAACCAAATGTCCTTACTTTTAGACGAATGGGCCATTTTATAATTAATTATATATTAGAGTGTGGGTGAGAATCGAACTCAGACTCTCCGAATTTCTCCGAAGTTGGGAAACCAACCCGCCTTTGTTTATTTGTGGTCATGCCCACACCTAATATATAACATTGTTTCCCCATCAGGACTCGAACCTAAAACCACGGAACCAAAATCCGTTGTTTTACCATTATACTATGGAGAAGTAGAGGTCGGAACTGGATTCGAACCAGTGTTAAATCTTTTGCAGAGATTCACCTAACCACTCGGACATCCGACCTTATTGGCACGTCAGGTAGGACTCGAACCCACAACTTGTTACTTTGGAGATAACCACTCTACCAATTGAGTTACTGACGCATTTTGAAGTCAGGACAGGATTCGAACCTGCAATGTGGCCTCGTAAAGAGGATCATACCTTTTCGACTTACCGAGCTTGAGCCCGCTTACATATCCACTACCTGACTATTTTTGAGCAATGGATGGGATTCGAACCCACAACATCCAGTTTGGAAGACTGGAACTCTACCATTGAGCTACCATTGCTTTTTTTTTCCTCATATATCAAAGAACAACACAAATATACAACAAAAAACCCGAACTTTTGTTGTTCGGGTTACATTTTTTTTAAAAATATACTTTTTATACCCGAACAAATGGACATGGTGGTTCCTGCTGCCAATCACAGCCGTTAAATCCTTTGATATGTCCTTTTTTGTTGAGCATTGTTTTAAATTCTGATTATAAATATATGAATTATTCTAAAAAAATCAATAAGAGAAACTTGTCATAAACTCATTATACATTTTTTCTGCTTCAACTGTAAAGATCCCACAGAAAGTTTTGGGTACTTCAACCTTTTTTACAAATTTCATATTTGCTTCTTCAGGAGTTCTATTCCCCTTCCTTGAATTACATTTCTTGCAACAAGTCACAAGATTTGCCCAAGTATTCCCTCCTCCCCTTGATTTTGGAATTACGTGATCGATGGATAGATCATTTTTGGTTCCACAATAAACACATTCATGATTATCTCTTTTGTATATCTTGTGTCTTGAGATACGTGATTTCACGGGTCTAAAACTTACATAATGCAAAAGACGAATGATCAACGGTCTGATAAAATTTCCGATCGAAGTTGCGATGGGTTTTTCTCCTCCTTTCAAAATTTCAGCCTTTCCTTTATGTACCAAGACGAATCCCCTCGTTAAAGTTGTTGTATTGATGGGTGTATAATCTGCGTTTAAAACCAAAACAGCTTCCATAATTAAAATTTTAAATGAATTATAGTTTATTTTAATTTTATAATCAAAAAAAACCCTCCACTTTTTGGTGGAGGGCTTCAGGTGTTTAACCGTTTTGTTCTTCCTTATTCGACAGTTGGAACCGGTCTTTGTTTCTCAAGAAACCAAAGACGACCAATACAAAACCGACAAGGACTTCGATAGCTTGGACTGTTCCGTCCAAGTTCTCCGTTAGATAATCAACCAAAGGAACATAACTGTTCAATCCAAAGAATACCAATAAGGTACCGATAGCTGTGAGAGCGTGTCTTACAACTGATTTAAATTTTTCTGTGTTCATGGGCTTTTTTGTTTTATATTAATAAATATTCATGAACTTCTAAAATTCTTAATTAAGTTATCGATTAATATAATTCCTCCAAGAAGCAACAAACCTCCAGGAAGAAAAAAAACCATCAAAGTTAACGTTTTGATAAACCAATTCTGTGATTTATAATTCTCAAGGTATTTATAAAAAGTATTCATTTTATCTATGAAATTTTATCTATGAAATTTTATCTAAACGAAAAACCATCGGTTGAATTTGACAAAAAATATGGAACAAATGTTTCATATGTATATGATTTTCATCCGTATGATGATCAATATCTTTGGAATGTTTTTATTAACTGTTTGGATGAGGATGATGAGGATGCTTGTGAAGAAATGAATGAATTGTTGCCCTTTATTTTAAGTAAGTTTCCCGATGAAGGATTTGAATCCATTTTTGGAAGTGAACCCATGACCGTTGTCTTTGGTATGTTGAGCGGATATCATCCAAAAGATATAATTCAATATGTCTCAGGTATTACATATAAGAATAATATCGAAGCCAAAGAATTTGAAGAAAATATGAGGGAACAGGTAGATCCGGATTTTAATTTCAACGGATGGGTTCCCTCATATTATACTCTGAAAAAACTCAACAAGTTTTTCAATTTTTAAACGAGAACATTGACGAGCATCGATGCATCCCCTTCCCATTTGTCAATCTGACTCTTCGGGATTTTGATTTCAAATTCACCAAGAGATTCGATCTTGTTTTCAATTTCTTGACGGAACGATTCAACTTGGTTCTGTGTGGTTGGGAACTTCACTCCCAAGTGTTTGGAACATACCGGTCCGATGCTGGTGAGTTGTGACATTGGTGTCTTGAGGGTTGCCCCGCAACAACGGCAAACCTTTCCATTTTCTTTGGTGAGCTTGATCACCAAGTTCATGTTGGTTTTGTCAAGGTCAACCAATCCAACCACATCCACAACTCGGGGAAAAAAGGTCAATCCATATTTTTCCTTGATCTGCATTCCGAACTTGCGGTTCATTTTGATCGTGTTGCCAACACCCAAGTTGAATACCTTTTTCATGTTGTTGTTTTTTCAGAACACAAATATATGAATTGTTTTTCAATAAACCAAATTTTTTTCGAAACGCATAGGTATTTATTAAGAAAAATCATATGGAAAGGAAAGTTTTATCCGAAATATATCGTATTAGAGAGATGATGGGGTTTGTAAATGAACAAACTCCTGGTGATGTGGTCGGTCAAAGGAAAGTTAAAAAATATAGAAGAAGAAAAAAGGATCTCCCTTACAGTTGGAAGAATAGAGATAGTGGTACTTTGAACTTTTCCGTTTTGGACGGCAAACCTCTTGCGTATTATGTTGGTGAAGAGGGATTTGTTGTTCGAGAATATGTTTATAACTCTCAGGTAAAAAAAGATTCCACAGAAAAAATTACGGAACCTTCAGAGGAAATGACTTTAGAAAAATTTACACTTCAAGGTGGTGATTTACCATATGCGGATAATATGGTTAAACCATACTTTGATAAGTATCCTGAGGCACTTGATAAATTTAAACAAATTGTTAAATTATTCACTGAATATATAAAAATGGGTGGAGGTAATAAATTAACTAATGTAACGATACAGGGAAGCGCAGACTCTGCCACACCAACACTGAAGGTCCCACAGGGTTACAGTTCTTTAGATCATCCTGATCCAAAACCGTATAATGGTGAAACAGATCCTAAAAAGATGAACCAATATTTGGCAGATAATAGAGCTAATGAATATGCTAAAGTATTAATAGAAAAAATCAAAGAAGCTACCGGTTTTGACTTAAAGATTAATGTTTTACCGGGTATAAATTATTATGGACAACCAAATAGAAGAGGTGAAGAATTTAGAACAATTGTTCTCAATCCAAACGCTGAAGTTTTGGTGGTTAATCGGCCACTGCCTTCAGATGACGAAGCAACGAAAAAATCAGAGGTTGGAACCCTTCCGAAGAATCAAAGTGTCAAGGTTGAATTATTCAAGGAAGGTCGTAGAGAATTTATTGACGGTTATTTGGTCTACGATAAGAGAGGTAATGAAGGTACGTTCATTTCCTATGAATTGGCAAAAAGTTTAAATATACCAAAGTTGAGTGGTCAAATGAAAGCTTCGATAAGTGAAGATAAGTTTTATGTAGGTAACAATTTAGTTGGTACCATAGAACCAAAAAATCAATATGCTCCTGATTTTAATAATGTACCAAGAGATTTTTATTGGGTAGGTCCAATGACAACTCAAAATACAAGATATGGTGGTGATGACGCTATAGAAGTTCATGTAGTTGATGGAAAACAAATAAAAATGATTAGATTATCGAAAAGTTATTTTGTTTTCTATATCCCCGACGATCAACCTAATTATCGAGCAAGATAAAATTTTTTAACACTGATAGATTTCTAAGGATTGGAGTAAGATTTCAACATCTTTCATATCTACCTTGGAATATTTGTACTACAATAATCCAATTATTTTTTTTGTCAAAAATAATACTATGTCCGTAATTATATTCTGGTTTATTTTCAGAAAAGACGCAAGTTAGGTCATTCATTACAATTAGTGAGTGACCTTTCGACTTCATAAAATTATTATGGGCACGTAAGGCGGTTAATAGTTCACCTTCACTTGGACGATACGTAAAAACTGTAATATTTTCAAAAATAGAAGTAGAAATATCCCCTCTTTTCAAACTCAAGTAACGTTGATCAGGTTCTTCCAACGATTTATTGGGATGTGAATGGGTAACATCACCAATATTACTAAGAGTGGCCAAGTAAGTTGATTGAATCTCAGCGGTTCTATCCAAGATATCTAAATGAATAACCTCATTCAAACCCGCCTTTGTCCTTTCTTCTTGGATAAGTCGAAGTAATTCTTTTTCAATTAAACTAACATCTTGTGAAAACGCAGTGTGAACACAAGTAATCATCAACAGAAGTAACTTTTTCATCTTCTAACATTTACAGTTGAGTAAAACCTTCTTTGTTCTTTGTCATAAGGAGTGGATATTGAAATGGTTATTCTACAAGATTCTTATTTTGTCTTTTATTAAGGATTTCACACCTAATAATAGATAATGACATTCCAAGTGTTTTTGGAAATACATCTAAATTATTTAAAACTAATTTGAAATACTTGAACCACGATAATCCAGTTATTTTTTTTGTCGTATACAATACTGTGTCCGTAATTATAAGGTAATCTATCTTTGGTAAAAATACAGGTTGGATCATCCATCACACGAAGAGCGTGACCTTTCGACTTCATAAAATTATTATGAGCACGTAAGGCGGTTAATAGTTCACCTTCAGATGCTCGGTATGTGAAAACTGTGATATTTTCAAAAATAAGAGTATAATCATTATATTTTCTCAAACTCATGTACCGTTGTTCAGGTTCTTCCAACGATTTATTGGGATGTGAATGGGTTACATCACCAATATAACTAAGAGTTGACAGATAAGCGGATTGAATATCTGCGGTTCTATCCAAAATATCTAAATGAATAACCTCATTTAAACCCGCCTTTGTCCTTTCTTCTTGGATAAGTCGAAGTAATTCTTTTTCAATTAAACTAACATCTTGTGAAAACGCGGTGTTAACACAAGTAATCATTAACAAAAATAACTTTTTCATTTTCTAACATTTACAGTTGAGTAAAACCTTCTTTTATCTTGATCATAAAGGGTGGAGATTGAAATATAATTGTATTTTGGATCGGTAAGAATTTTCCAATGAGAAGGACTATCCCGATATTGAGTTAGAAACATACTTTCTTGGGTTTCATCAAATCTAAAATTGTATGCCACACATTCTCCAATACCGTTGTATCCGTAATATTCAAATCTTTCAGATAATGTTAAGTTACCTTCACTATGTGAAACTTTTGCATTTTTAACTTGCCATAAGTTGTGAGGATGAGTTAAGAGGATAAACATAGAAGAATCATAAGATAATGTACTCAAATTCAAATCTCTCCTTACTTTGTTCAAGTGGTTATGAAAATTCAAACTCATTTGATGACAGAGTGAATCGATATTAGTTTTATTAGGATCCAAGTTACGGGTATTTGAGATGATGTGAGGATGTTCTTCACAAGGAACAATAATCGTGTCTTTCCCCTCTAATTCAAAACAGGTGTAGATCTTTGGAGTCATACCTGTGATTTGGGATTTCATCGATAACGAGAAGAACAAAAGAGGGATGAGGGTCAAAAATTTCATGTGTTATCAAAATTTTTACGAATATACAACCGTTTTTATAATTATACAACTATTTATTGAGAAAATTCAGTATGAAAAAGGATATTATTGTTGAAATCAGTAGAATTAAAGAAATGATGGGTTTGATTTCAGAGCAACAACAACCCTCATTCGGAAGTAAAGAACAAACTAAAGTAAGTACAAAAACCTCAACAGAAAGTTTAAAAATAGACGTAGGATCTAATAATTTTGAACAAGGTAAGTATAAATTTACCTCTTTATCTCCAGAGTCTCAAGAAAAAATTAAAACTGGTTTAGAAAATATAGCCCGATTTTTAAAAGAAAATCCAAACGCTAAAGTAACCATAAACCTCGAGGTTGGTGAATCGGCGGTTACTAATTATGATAGAGAAAAATGTCCACCAAAAGAATATACTGATCGTTGTAGAATGGAACCGGGCGCATTAGCAAAAGCAAGAGCACAGACCTTAGTTAATTATCTCAATGAGATATTTGATAGTTATGTGACAAATGGCATTATCAAAACAAAACCGATAATCCCTCAACCTAAAACAAACGTAGAGTTAGGTACACAAAAACATAAGTACGATAGAACTAAAGAAGAAGATCGAAAAAACGCAAATGACCCGAAATATAAAGAGGATCAATATATAAAATTCGATATCAGTGTGGAGTCAATAAAAACCGAAGATGTATATGAAGATACATGTTTGATTGATTTTGAGATTGATGTAAGTTATTATAAAAAGTATGACAGTAAATTTCCTTGTCGAGGGGGACATTCATGTGATGAGGCTAAGTTTCAAGTATTCATAAATGAAACTTTGATAGGTGTGGCTGATTTAAATAATGGTTCAGGAAAAGATGTGGGTGGAGATAGAGTTGCTAAACTAAAAGTCACACCTGACTTAGTAGAACAAATAATGAAAGGTTATTACTTCCAAGATAATGAACGATTGGTTTTATTTACTAAATGTATGTCAAATAATTGTCATACTAGTACACAAGAAGTCAAATTATCTAATAAAAAGGGAGAAATACTTTATCACCAATGTGTCAATCCAAAGGCTGATAGAGGTAATAAAGAAAATAAAATTTTAGCAGTAATGGATAAATGTGGTAATGTAATTCAAAATTACACCGCAACTAAAGAGGAAATGGATAAACTTGTCGATACGGAGAAAATGGTATCTAGATATGGTGGTGTGGAAGGGTATGAAAATTATAGGAGTGAAGAAAAACAAGACTTTGTGGAAAAAGTTGAAAATACAGAAAGTACCGTAATATTCCCTAATCCCGTATTGTTCGATATTGTTTCAGATAAATCAGTCATGAAAGTAATTGGTAATAAATTAGAAGGAAGTATATTACTACTTAATGTTAAGAATAACAGTGAAGAAGGTTATAGTGTTAAATTAGGTGTTGATAGAGTTTCAGAAATGTATGTTATAAAACCCGGACAAGAACTCAAAACAAATGTTAGGTATAAAGAAATCAAAGTTAATGAACAAAGGAAGGACAAATTTTTGAATGTCTTAAGTACCTTATATGGTGAGGGTAAAGATAGAGAGATAATACAAATAACTGAAGGTCCATTTAGAGGATATTACTTTTTTAAACAAGGTAGACAAAAAGCAGAAATAACATTCAGCGGAAAAATTGAGGGTGTAATTCCTGATAATGAAAGAGTCAATGGATATACTTTCGTTGATAGTAATTCACTTATTAAAGTTACTTATATAGGTAGTAAATAATAACTTCATCATTCAATCATCGCAACAAGTCTCTAAAAAATTTTTGTGAGTTTCCTCAGTAATTCTATGAAGTTCTTTCAAAAAAACTTTTTCTTCTTTTTTGGATTGTTTACGTGCTTTACGCTCTTGTCTTTCCCACTGATTATTGAATCTACGAATTTCTGCGTCAGTCATCAAACATTCACTTCCTTTAAAAACCTCAACCCCATCAGGATACCCATCAACACCATACTTGATGAAAGATTCTCCTTCATCAACACGTGATCGATTTACGGTGTTTTTAACACCAACACAAGACGTTAAGATTGTTACCGACAGGAGGATGTAAACTAATTTTTTCATTTTTATGAGTTCATTCGTTTCACAAATATAGTGAATATTATCTACTATTCCAAATCAAGACGTTGACAATCAAAAAATTTATAGATTCAGTAATAAACCCAAAATTATTCCATTACTCATTCAAAGAGAAGAAATCAAAAAATAGACTCGATTGAATAGAATATACATGTACCTAATTTATTTTTTGGTAAATACGAAATGTGTACGGCTCATTGGTAATTAGGTTGATTTATTCGAACACAGTAAAAGTCGCGCATAAGACCCATTTGTTTCTTGCTGCAGGATCATATTTCATTTTATATAGTACGATAAAAGTTTGATAATCCCAATCATCTCGTTTGGACCATTTTTTATCACTTATCATGACATAATAGTGACCTTTTGGTGAGTTTTTCCAACGAGTAAAAAATTCATAAGCAATCTGTTTCGGGTCAACATACTGACTTGAAAAATCATAAGGACTATATGTTGCTAAAAAGTTTTCAATATTTGTTGTTGTGTGAGGAAAGTAACTTCCTGTGTACATAAGATCATCAACACATCTATCCAGGTGTTCAAGGGGATTAATAAATTTCGTGACATCTGTCTCAATAGTAACTTTATTTAAATCAGACCTCTGATGAAGGCGAATACTGTCTCTATCATGATTGAGTAAAATATTGAAGTAGTAATTTACAGAATCAATATCTGATTGAGATTGAGAAAAGACACATATTGGTGTCAACAGAAAAAAAAGGCAGATTAAATTTTTCATATTTTAAATAAATGAAGGAACTTACAGTCATCAAAATAATAAAATTAATGTTTGACAATACAGTTACTTGTTATTCCGATTTTTTGAATTGTCTTGTGGTTTGTCTAGTTACTCTTTTTATTTTTCTTTTTATTTTATTCAGTTCTTTGTTTTTTTCTTTTTCAAGTCGACGTTCTTGTTTCTCCCATTTTCTGTTAAATCGACGAATCTCTGCATCTGTCTTTAAACATTCACTTCCTTTTAAAACCTCAATCCCATCAGGGTGTCCATCAACACCGTACTTGATAAAAGATTCACCTTTTTCAACACGTGCTCGATTTACGGTGTTTTTAATTCCGACGCAAGAAGTTAAGAATGTTACTGACAGGAGAATGTAAAGAATTTTTTTCATTTTTGAAAATTAAGTTTATTTAGTGAAGGCGGGCGGACTCGAACCGCCGTCCCTAGTATCTCAAACAGAGAGTACTACACGTTTAGGTCATTATTAATTCACAATAATCCGAAATATCTGAATTCTCACACCGTTCAGCCACGGTGGTAATACTTTAAGATGTACTACAACCTTTGGTTATTAAGGTAACCAACCTTCAGTGGACTTCTGTTCATAGGTATATGTCCTGACCGACCCGTAGGTTTTCGGAGCCTTAGGCTGCGTAAACCTCTTCAGTTTGGATCAAACCAATAGACTGAAGTTTTGCGAAAGTTTCGCCAGTTGTTTTTGAAACCGTAGATTAAAGTGATAGATCTCATCTCACTACGTGCACTCTGTGCCTGACCATACCGGTCAAATCCAAAATCGCCCCCATAATATCAAAGAACACTACAAATATACATATTCTTTTTAGATAAAATCAAATTTTCAAAAAAATATTCTACAAGTTTGTTAATAAATAGATTTTTTTTGATATATTTGTATAATGAAACAACAAGATTTAGATTTTTTCAAAACACTACTCAGTGTCCCATCTAAAACTTATCAAGAAGATCTGATGGTGAGTTTCATCACGGATTTTTTGTATAGCAGAGGATATGAATTTTACACGGATGATTTATCAAATATCTATGTAACCAAAGGTATTGCAGAATATTATCCTTGTTTTGTATCCCACCTCGATACTGTACATTCTATGACCCCTATCCGAGTTGTAGAAAAGATGTTACCAAATGATAATGGAGAGATGAAACTTGCTTTGCAGGGGTACTCCATGTTTAATGATCAACATGTCGGTATTGGTGGTGATGACAAGTGTGGTATTTATGTGTGTTTGAAGTTACTCGAATCTTTGGATAACGTCAAGATTGCCTTTTTTGTGTCCGAAGAAGTCGGATGTATCGGATCCTCTGAAGCGGATAATTACTTTTTCTCCGATGTCGGATATGTGGTTCAGTTTGACGCTCCTTCGAACTATATGGTGAGTGAATATTGTTCAGGTGTCCAATTGTTTGACCGTAACTCTGAATTCTTTACTCGTATGGAACCCGTCTTAAGTGAAACATTCAATCCTGAATTCAAGTTACAAAAACATCCTTATACTGATGTGAAGGCCCTTAAGGAATTATTCCCTCACATCAACATGATTAATCTATCTTGTGGTTATCACAGGTATCATACACCTAATGAATATATCATTGTTGAGGAAGTCGAGAATGCTGTTAATACAGGTATTGAAATCTACGATAAGTTAGGATGTGAAAGGATCTAAAGAAAAAAGTGGGATTTCTCCCACTTTTTTTTATCTCTTTTTTCTTAAGGTCACTTTGTCCTCTTTCATATATAGTTCGTATTTTTTATCAAGAACTATATTTTTCCTTAACACATTTTCGGATATAAAATCTTCAATCTGTTCTTGTATTGCTCTTTTTAGGGGTCGTGCTCCGAATTCCTCATCATATCCAATTTTTGAGATATGTTTGTATATACTATCATCGAAGTTGATGTAATAACCAAGTTCATCTAATCTATCTTTGAGTTGAACAAACTCGATCTCAATAATTTTGTGAATGTCGTTTTCATTTAGAGAATTAAAGAGAACGATCTCATCGACACGATTCAAAAACTCAGGTGAAAAGTAATTTTTGACTTCTTTTTTTAGAATATCCCTTTTTATTTCCTCTGTGTTTGCAGCTCTTGATGCTGTATTGAAACCAACACCTGTTCCAAATTCCATCAATTTTTTAACACCCAAGTTGGAAGTCATAATGATCAAAGTATTCTTGAAGTTGATGTGCCGTCCTGTGGAGTCGGTGATGTATCCGTCATCCAAGATTTGTAACATCAAAGAGAATATGTCTTTGTTAGCCTTTTCAACTTCATCAAACAAAATAACAGAATATGGTTTATTTTTAACTTGTTCTGTTAGTTGTCCACCTTCATTGTATCCGACATAACCCGGTGGTGATCCAATCAATCTACTGAGAGAATGTTTTTCTTGGAATTCACTCATATCAACCCTGATCAAAGAATTTGCATCACCAAAAACTTGTTTTGCAAGTTGTTTTGCTAGATATGTTTTTCCAACCCCTGTAGACCCCAAGAAAATGAATGAACCAATCGGTCTGTTTGGGTCTTTGATTCCAAGACGGTTTCTTCTGATTGCTTTTGAAATCTTTTCAACCGCATCATGTTGACCAATCACCTTTTCGTTGAGATTATTTTCCAAGTTTATCAGAGCGTCAACATCATCAGCCGATAATTTTGATACTGGTATCTTGGTGATTGATGCAACGACATCATATACCATATCTTCAGATATCTCTTTTCTTATTGTGTTTTGTTCTTTTTCAAACTTGTTCTTTTGGTCTTCAAGTTCTTTCAAGACTTTTTTCTCTCTATCCCTCAAATTTGCGGCTTCTTCATATCTTTGAGCCTTAACCACTTCAAGTTTTAGTTTTTTGATATCCGCAGCTTCTTCTTTTAATTTTTCAATGGACTCGGGAAGTTTTGTTGTTACCTGACTTCTAGCACCAAGTTCATCCAAAATATCAATTGCCTTATCAGGAAATTCTCTATTTGTAATATATCTGTCCGCCAAACGAACACAGGCGGTTATTGCGTCATCGTGATATATTACTTTATGGAAATCCTCATATTTGTCTTTGATATTCATGAGAATCTGAATCGTTTCTTTCACTGATGGTGGTTCAACAACAACCTTTTGGAATCTCCTTTCTAACGCTCCGTCTTTTTCAATATTTTGTCTATATTCATCTAATGTCGTAGCTCCTATACATTGAATTTCACCACGAGCTAAAGCAGGTTTAAAGATATTGGAAGCATCCAAAGATCCCGAACTATTTCCCGCGCCCACGATGTTATGTATCTCGTCGATGAATACGATAACTTCTTTGGTTTCCTGAAGTTCCTCCAAGATCACCTTTAATCTCTCTTCAAATTGTCCTCTGTATTTTGTTCCTGCAACTATGGATGTCATATCCAAAGAAACGATTCTTTTGTCACATAAGTTTCTTGGACAATCCCCTTCAAAAATCTTTTGAGCAAGACCCTCAACTATGGCGGTTTTACCACAACCGGGCTCACCAATTATAATTGGATTGTTTTTCTTTCTTCTTGAAAGAATTTGTGCAATCCGTAAAATTTCTTCATCTCTTCCTACAACAGGATCCAAGGCTCCAACTTCCGCAAGTTTGGATAAATCTCTTGAGAAATTATCTAATACAGGGGTTTTTGAGTTTGGATTTTGTTTTGGTTTTCTTTCCTTTTTGGATTCGCTTGGGTCGATATCTTCAATCATTTTTTTTATTTTAAGAATATATGTTTTTCATGAAAAAATCAATATTTGTAATTTTGTCAGGTTTTTTTTATTTGTATGACATTTTGTCAGTTTGTGAAGTTTGGCACAAATTTGATAAGTAGTGATTTTCAGAAATAAACTAATAAAAAAATAATAAAATGTTACGTAAAAAAATTAACTTTAACAATTTGTTTTCTGAATTTGATTCTTTGTTTGAAGATTTCGGTTCATTTACTTCACCTTATATGATCAGAGGTAAAAGGAACGTGGAATCGGGAGATGATGAAAATGGATCTTGGACCAAAGAATCATTTGTATCAGAAGACGGATCATTTCAGGTGACTACAATATATAAAACATCTGATGATAACAGTAAACCTTCAGGTGAAAGATGGGATCTCAAAAAACAACTTGAAAGTGCTGTTGAAAAACAAGATTATGAAACCGCGGCTAAGTTGAGGGATAAAATAAAATCTATTGAATCCAACAAAGAAAAAATCAAAGAGTTAGAAACAAAATTGAATAATTCTGTAACCAAACAAGATTTCGAATCGGCGATAAAATATAGGGATGAAATAAAAAAGTTGAAATCGTAAAATTGAAACCCCTCCCTCACGGAGGGGTTTTTAATTCTTGATATATTTATAATCATGAATATTAACGATTATTTATCTTCTACAACGGACGACTCGGTCCTTCTTTCCGAATATAGAAACTTCAGGACTTTGTTTAATGACCTTTGTGAGAAAGGTGTGGATCTGACATCCGAGTCAGATAATACTGAAGTATTAAGAAATCAACTGAACAAAATTCAGGACGAAATTTTAAATTTTAAAAATATTATCCAAAATAATGGGTTTGATATTTCCGATAACAAATTTTTTGAGCATATTTATTCAAAATTCAATATAATAGAAGAAGAAATACCTTTCAAAAATGGCAATAATATCTGAAAAAATAGAAGGAACAAGGATTTTAAATGAGATTGAATCCTCAAACATCAATCAAACAATTTATGACACCAAAACTCAAAACCTTGAGGTGACATTTAAAAATGGATTGGTGTATTCTTATGAAGAGGTTCCACATCAAATTTATACAAAATTTAGAATGGCAGAATCACAAGGATCGTTTTTTAATAAAGAAATCGCCAAAACTTTCAAATATACTAAAAAATGAATTCAATTAATCAGGTTGTTGACACCTTGTTATATAAGGATGAGTTGAATCCCAAGTTTTGGGACAATCCTCAAACACCTGATAATTCAACTTTGAAAGAAAATATCAAAAAACAACTCATGAAAATTAGTGAAGAGTTTTTTGAATATTTAGATCTTGATATATTTTTGTCTGATATCACAATGACAGGATCCTTAGCAAATTTCAACTGGTCTGATTTATCAGATGTTGATTTACATTTTATTTTAGATTTTAAACAATTGGAAGGAAACGAAGAATTATATAAAGAATATTTTAATCTCAAAAAAACATTATTTAACAGCACTCATGATATTACAATTTATGGACATGATGTGGAAGTTTATATCCAAGATATATTGGAGCCTCATCATTCTTCTGGTGTATACAGTATCTTACATAATGATTGGGTTGAAATACCCAAAAAAGAAGAAACACAGATTGACAAAGATATTTTAAAGAGAAAAATTAAGAATGTTATTTCACAATTTGATGACGTATTTTTGAATTTAAATGACGAGGAACCCAAAAAAGCTATAGAAATATTGGATAATTTTAAAGATAAATTGAAAAAATATAGATCCGCAGGATTACTCAAAGGTGGGGAAAAATCATATGAAAACCTCGTTTTTAAATATATGAGGAGGGCTGGATATATTCAAAAACTATTTGATGCTAAAAATAAAATTATAGACAAAACACTTTCTTTAGAATCACATAGTAGGAAAAAAAGATAATTTGTATTTATCTCTATATTTATTTATAAAAAACTATAATGGCAATAACCGCTTGTACTCAATCAAACTACGCTAACGTAAACAGAATAAGTGTGGCAAGAAATGACGCAGCTCCTTTCTACTCAATTCCTACTCCATTATGGACAGAGGGAGATAATACAACAGAAATTGCATATCAATGTAACGCCGTTACTCTTGGAGGTTTTCGAGGGTTAAATTCATAAAATTAAAAATTAACAAAAAATACAAATGTCAGATTTGAGACCATTAGGAAGCGAAAGACTTCAAGGGGATGAAAAAATCAGAAGAATCTTGGAGATCGCAAGATATAAAGAAGTTCCAAAGCAGGTAGTTAACGAAGTATCTAGCGTGGAATATTCCAAAACATTAAGTGATGGTGTAAAGTATGTCATAGCCAAAGAAAAGCTTGGATATATTATAAAAAAATCTATCAACGAAGGTGTTGAGGAATACATTGAGCCTATGAAGAATAGACGATATTATAATTCGTATTCTCAAGCACTTAAGAGATTGAATTTGTTGGCTCGTGAGGTTAACTATACTCAAGGTGTGAATGAAGAAACAAATCTTTTTGGTGAACAAAAGAAATTTGTTTTAAAAACACCCAAATCCGCACCTGAACCAACATATGATGAACCATCTGCAGATCTTGGCATGGACGCAGGATTAGAAGCTCAAACTGACTTGGAGATGCCGGCAGAACCATCTATGGATGCAGGATCTGACACAGGATCCGAATTAGATTTCGATTTAGGTATGGACGCCGGTACAGAGAAAACTCCTGACATGGGAATGGAAACACCATCAGGTGAAGAAGGAACCGACTTCAAAACAATTCAAAAAATTACAGGCAAACTCTCTCAAAAATTAAGAGAATTGGATTCTACCCAAGGGTTGGACTCTTCGAATATGAAATATGTTATTAATTCGATTCTTTCGGCGATGGATTTAGAAAAATTCAAAGAAGAAGATAAAGATGAAGTTATTGAAAGATTGGAGGGTGAAATTGATTATGGTTTGGAGGATACATCTGTTGACGTTACCGCGGATGAAGATGGGGGTGGAATGGATATGGAATTAGATATGGAAATGGGTACTGAAGAAACACCAGAATCTCCTGAAAAAACAGAGGAGCTAGGTGAGGGCGGTGATTATATGATGGAGAAACCAAAAAGTGACTTAGATAAGATTATGGATTCAATATTTGCAGAATCGAAGGTTGAAAAAACTATTAACAAATACTTGAGTGAATCCGTTATTCAGGAAACCAAAATCAAAAACGAAAAAAAGAAACAACTTATGATTGAGTCAGTCAACAAAATGGCTACAACATATGAACAAGAAGTTGCTTCCAAAAAAATCATCAAGGAATTCAAAGAGGTTGAGTTAATCGGAAGAACAAACAAGAAAAATATCGTTGTCAAGATTAATGGTGAAGAATTCAAAATTAATCAAAAAGGATTTTTGGAATGAAACTCGTTTATGTGAATGAACTTGGACCTGACTATAAAGGAAATAACACATACGAATTTATTTTCTCAAAAAACGAAGAGGTCTACGGTGAAGATTGGGATGTAAGTCCCGCCTCAGGGAGACCATTTCCTCCCCTATTGGAGTTCATTCATTGTGTTTTAAAACTGAGCAGTTCCGACATCAAGTTGGAACTTGTTCGTAATTCTGATTACTTCAATATGTACGATGCCGTTGATGGTGTCATTTCTTTGGCTTGGGAATCTGAAGATTCGGGATATGAAGGAAACCAAAGATTGGTCTTTAGATTTGGAGATGATATTTCTATAATAAAGGATAAATTTTACGAAAGAGATATAGTTCTTTCAGAGGAAAAAATATTACAAACACCATGAACAAAAAAAATATCAAAGTCTTACTTGATGAAGGTTTTTCAATCAAAACAATTCGTTCTTTAAGTGAAAACCAAAGAAATATTTTGGCAAAAAAAATATTGAATGAAGCTCAAACTTCTGTTGTGAAAAAAACAACTTATACAAAAGGGGAAGTTGAAGCTATGAAAAATAAAGGAACAGGATTGGCTGTGAATAATGGTGAAGTTGTTCCAGGTCAAGATGGATCTTTGACTGTTGTTTCGGGTGAGGGTGAAATGAAAGAAAATCAGGATGATTTGACTGCTCTCACAAGACAAGATTATACAGGTCAACAAGGACCACATGATGCTGACGACATGGCACCTGATGGTATGGATGATGATTCGGACAATAATAGATCAATGATGAATGAGTTATCTGATGAAGAAATTGATCTTATGTTAGACATCATTAAATCAAAAAAATCAAATGGTGAAAAGGGTGAAATTGAAGAAAAATTTCAAAGCAAATCACAACAAAAATACTTTTTTGCCAAATGTAACGATGAATCATTAAGTAAAAAAGAAAGAAATAAATGGTGTAATATGGCTGACGAATTTGCTCAACACACTAACTTCAAAAAACTACCCGAAAAAGTGAAAGAAGATAATCTCAAATCTTTGGAGGAAAGTGTAATGAAAATTGTTAAAAAACATATTCCTGCGAGTATTACCAAAGGTGACTTAGTTAAATTAGTTAATGAAGCACCTTTAACAAAACCCGCACCTGTAAAGGAACCTGGTGTTGTTCCGTCGAGACCTGAAAGAAAAACACCTTTCCAACCAAAACACAAACCAAAACCAAAGGCAGGAAAAGAATTACCTGATTGGATGAGTTATTCAGAAATTTTTGAATCTGAACCATTTACAAAACCGGCGCCTGTTAAACCAGATGTCGCACCATCCAAACCTGAAAGAAAAACTCCATTTCAACCAAAGCATAAACCAAAACCAAAGGCGGAGAAATAATGAGACAGGATTTAAAAAATACAGTAAGAAAGGCTTTATTAGAGGCTCCGATAAGATATGATGGTCCTGAAAGAATGGATCCTTCTTTGGAAGATCTTTTTAACAGGGGGGAAACACCTTATAGTAAAAATCCCGCACTTCCCGATAAAAATAACGATGGAATACCTGATTCTTTCGAACAAATTATTGCGAGTAAAAGATTTAAGGATGTTATCGAAAACTTGAAACGTCTTACAGGTGTAAGAAATTTATCGGGAATGAATGGTATGATGCAGTTACAGACTTTGGTTATGGGTGCATCGAATAGAATTCTACAGATTCAATCTAGTCACAAAGAATATTTGGAAAATTTAGCAATTGATTTAGTAAAGAAGGAGACCGGTATTACAGATCAAGTAAATTTTGAAGCGGACTTAGTTAGTCCCGGTGAAATTTCAAAACAAGGTATGAGTTCTAAACCAGAAGAGTACGATGAGGATGAAATTGAAAAACAATTCGGAGGTGAAGAGGACGAAGAAGAAGATTTTCAAGATGACTTTATGTCATTTATGAATTCTATGGAGAATTTTAACGCGGAAACCGCAAAAAGAAGAATTTTAAATGCGTTGATTCAGGGTGGTGCAAAAAAAGGTCACTACATGTATCAACTTGTAGTTCCAGAATTAGATAGATTGAATCCTGATTTGGTAAGATTATATGGTGTTATAATGTCATATGCTGACTATCTATATTGGATTATGCCTAACCAACAAATGTTGAATATGGCAGGTAGTGGTGAAGGAATGATGGGTAAAGAGGAAGTTGACGAAACTACAGATCCTCCAACCGTAAAAGCACAGGCCACATGGTTTCCACTTTTAATTCATGAATTACTTAAAGGTGTGAACGATTTGGTTATGACTCAGGGTTTACCTGACGATCCAAGATCGGCAGAAATGGTTATGGGGGTTGCAGACACTTTACCAGATGAAATTTGGGATATGAGAGTCGGACCGATCATTTATGAAAAATTGGTAAATGCATATCCTGATGAACTATTTGACGAAGACAAGAAAATCATTCAGTTCTATCTCAAATCGAGAATTGCCTCTCTGAGTACTGACGAGTTTTTCAAGACTATGAAAGAAATTCTCGCAGAAACACCAAAAGGTAAGCAAATTGTAGACAAAATGGTAAAAGAGATAATTCAGGAACTTAAAGATCAAGAATATGAAGATGCTATGGGTTCAGAAGATGATGATGAAGACTTGGATAATTTCCTCTCTAATCTCGGAATAAGTTTAAATTAATGGATGGGTTTAACAAGAGAACAGGTATTATTAGAATATGCCAAATGTGTCAAAAGTCCTGAATATGCCTTAAAAACATATTTGAAAACTTATGATCAAACAGTTCAGGGGTTCGTACCCCTGAAGTTGTTTCCTGACCAAGTGAAATTGATTGAGGATTTCGAAAAATTTGAGGAAAATATTGCATTAAAATATAGACAGGCGGGAGTTTCCACTGTCACCGCAGCTTGGATTTCCAAAAAGTTGATCACGGCTCCGAAGGGAAAACCTGAAAAGATATTGATCATCGCAAACAAACTTGATACTGCCGTCGGTATGGCAGATAAGATCAGATCGTTCCAAGAGCAATGGCCCGATTGGTTTGGCGTTAGTTTTTCATCGGAAAAAAACTCCCAACGTCACTTCAGATTGACAAATGGTTGTGAAGTAAAAGCGGTTGCAACATCAAAAGACGCATTGAGAGGTTATACCCCAACTATTCTTGTATTCGACGAGGCGGCATATATTGAAGCTGATGATGATTTCTGGGCGGCTTGTATGGCCTCACTCTCAACGGGTGGTAAAGTTATAGTTATTTCAACCCCCAACGGATTTGATCAAATTTATTATTCAATTTACGATCAAGCTTTACGGGGTATGAATGATTTCAAAATATCTGAAATGTATTGGTATAGAGATCCAAGATATACCAAAGACCTTTATTTAGTAAAAACCAAAGATATAGTTCATTATTTGTTAAATAAAGAAGAATATTCTGAAGAGGAACACGTAATTAGGTTGGATGGTGCGGGTTGGGATTTGGATCTTGAATTTGTTATTCAAAAAATCAATGAAGGTTATAAACCTTGTTCTTCTTGGTTTGAAACTATGGTTAAGAAGTTGAAATACGATAGAAGAAAGGTGTCTCAAGAATTGGAGTGTAACTTTCTTGGTTCGGGTGACAATGTCATTGACTCTGGAACTATGGAAAAAATCAAGAAAAATGATATTAAAGAACCCAAAGACAAGATGATGGGAGGGGCGTTATGGGTTTGGGAGGATCCAATATTGGATCACAAATATATTATGGGTGTGGATGTGTCAAGAGGTGATTCAGAGGACTTTACAACCTTTAATATAGTTGATTTTGATACAAGAGAACAGGTTGTTGAATTTTTGGACAAAGTTCCACCTGATATTGCCGCTGAAATTGCCTTAAAATGGGCACAAAGATACAACGCATTTGTGGTTATTGACATTACGGGTGGTATGGGTGTATCAACTGCAAGGAAGATGCAAGAGTTGGGGTATAAAAACCTTTATATTGATGGTCAAGTATCAACTGATATATGGAAATATGATCCAAAAGCACAAGAGAAAATACCGGGAATTAATTTTAACAACAAAAGGGTTCAGATTATTGCAACTTTTGAAGAATATATTAGACACGGGTTTAAGATAAGATCATCAAGATTATATAATGAATTACTGACGTTTGTTTACATAAACGGAAGACCCGACCATATCAAAGGACAACATGACGACTTGATTATGTCTGTTGCTATGGCTTTATATGTTGGTGAAAGTAGTTTTTCCAAACTCACAAAGGTTACCGAACAAGCAAAAGCAATGATTGATTCTTGGACGGTAAATGAAAGTGTAAAATATAAAACTGACTTTATGAATCCGAGTGTTCCATCGTATTATGGTCAAACAAATAACGATTCCAATCGAAGTTACAATCAGAAAGACGTAGAGAAATATTTATGGCTCTTCGGAGGAATGAGAAGATAATAATATTGTATTTATTGAAAAAACTACTATTTTAATTACTATGGCACAAACTAATCAACAATATACAATTTGGCAACGACTTTCAAGGGTCTTTGGACCAGATTCCACATTGGATCAACAAGTTCCTCAATATAGGTTTGATAAAAAAGAAATTTTAAGAACCAAATCCAAAGGGGAATACGAGAAGGAAAAACTTCAAGCTCAACAGAGTTTGTATTTGGCAAACCAATGGTCAAAGGTTGAAAACAATCTTTACACACAAGCCGTATATTATGAACCAACAAGGTTGGCTTCATATTATGACTATGAATCTATGGAGTTTACACCCGAAATATCCGCAGCGTTGGACATTTATGCCGAGGAATCAACCACTCCGAACGAAAATGGATTTATTCTTCAAATATATTCAGAATCTAATAGAATCAAAAGTATTTTGGCCGACTTGTTCAATAACAAGTTGGACATCAACACCAACTTACCTATGTGGACAAGAAACACTTGTAAGTATGGTGATAATTTTCTCTACTTAAAGATTGATCCTGAACAAGGTGTTGTCGGAGCACAACAACTACCAAATATTGAAATCGAAAGATTTGAGAGGGGTATGGTTGTTAATACCGTTGCAATGAATACCGGTGTTGAAAACACTCACTTGACTTTCACATGGAAAAATAAAAATATAGAATTCAATACGTGGGAGGTTGCTCACTTTAGACTTTTGGGTGACGACTCAAAATTACCTTATGGAACTTCTATGTTAGAAAAAGCAAGAAGGGTTTGGAAACAACTTCTTTTGTCTGAAGATGCGATGTTGATCTATAGAACATCAAGAGCACCTGAAAGAAGGGTTTTTAAAGTTTTTGTTGGAAATATGGATGACAAAGATGTGGAAGCGTATGTACAGAGAGTTGCCAACAAATTCAAGAGAGACCAAATTGTGGATCCCAAGAATGGTAATGTTGATATGAGATATAATCAGATGGCTGTAGACCAAGATTATTTTATTCCTGTTCGTGATCCAAACGCACCAAATCCAATTGATACTTTACCGGGTGCTCAAAATCTGAGTGAAATTGCGGATATTGAATATATTCAAAAGAAATTGTTAACTGCTTTGAGAATACCAAAAGCATTCCTTGGTTTTGAAGAAGTGGTTGGTGATGGTAAGAATCTTTCTCTTTTGGATATTAGATTCTCAAGAACCATTAATAGAATTCAACAAGCGATGATTCAAGAATTGAATAAAATCGCGATTATTCATCTATATATCTTGGGATTTGAGGACGAACTTAATAACTTCACTTTGGGTCTAACAAACCCATCAACACAACAGGATATGTTGAAGATTGAACAACTTCAATCTAAAATTGCACTTTACAGAGACGCGGTTACTGATCCTGGAAATGGTATTCAAGCGGTATCTGCTTCTTGGGCTAAGAAACACATTCTTGGATTCAGTGATGAAGAAATTAAGTTGGATATTCAACAACAAAGAATTGAAAAAGCTGTAGCTAAGGAACTTGAGGAAACTCCGAATGTAATTACTAAAACAGGTATATTTGACAATATTGACAAGTTATACGGTAATGGAAAACCAAAGGAGGAAGGTGAAGCGGGTGCTGGTGAGGCAACAACACCCGGTGGTGGAGAAACAACAAGTCCTGATTTAAGTGGTTTTGGTGATTTAGGTGGCGGAACCACAACACCCGAACCCGCATCTGAAACAGGTGGTGCTGAAACAGGTGGTGCTGAAACAGAAACTCCCACCGCAGAAGTAACTCCCGAATCCAAGGAAAGAGATGAGAATTTAATCCTTGAAGATAGTATGTTAAACGGTGTTGTTGAACTAAACATTAACAAAGCTAAAAAATCTTTAGAGGAGATTGATCAAAAATTGAACGAGTTACTAAAATCATAATATTTATTTAGTATGAAAACATTAGGAAGTTATATCACCCAACTCGAAAATGAATTGGTGGAAGGTTATAAAAAAGGAACCTTCAAAAGTTCATTTACCAAATTTAAGAATCACGTCTTAAAAAATAAGAACTTGAAAGAGGCGACAAATATCTATTATGAATTGTCATTCAAAAAAGGATATGACAAGGAATTCAGTGAAATGTTCCTTAATGAATCTATTGATAGATTAAAAGAATTATATAAAAGAAAAGATATTCAAAAGTATTTGTCTGAGGGATTCAATAACTACGAATCTATTGATAATTTGATCTTTTCAACAAACATAGAAAAAAAGGTTCAGACAAAACTTTCTTTGTTGGAAAATCTTCAAAAAAAAGATGAGGTAAACGAAACCATTTATCTTCCTTTATCTATGCAAGTGGATATTGCAAATTCCAAAATCAAACCAATCTTAGAAAGTCTTTCAGAGGAAGAACTTTCATTACTCAAAGAAATGAAGGAATTAACTGAAGGTGATTTGACAAACTTAATTGAGGAAACTAAATCTGAAATTGTTTCTGTATTTGAGAAAAATACTATAGAAGAAGATAAATTGGATCAGTTGAAATCAAAGTTGGGGTCCTATGATAAATCCCACCGTTCATTGTTTGAACTCAGGAAATTCTTGAACGAGATAGTTTAATCTTTCTTAAACTTGTCGTTTACATAGATGGCCTTATTCATCTTTTCTCTGTTTTTCACTGAATCTTTAATATATTCTTTATTTTCCCACAGTTTTTTGTGAACTTGGGTCTTATAAACTTTATATTTATAAGTTTTCAGAGCGGCCTCTATATTTTTTTTATTTACCTCTACTATTATCATAAGTTGTATTTGTAACGATAAATACAAACGAATTTACGAAATTTTGACAATAACCCTTATTTTTATTATGTTTTTCGAAAAATAAACGTTTTTACATATGAAGGAATTTTATGAAGAAGGGAAAATCAATTAAGATTAATGGATTTAAAGATTTCAAAATAAATTATGGAACGGTAGATTTTAAATCTATGAAATCAATTTATTTGGTCATTCAGGCGTGGGTGGAGCCAATAACGGATCTTGAATCGTGGTCATCGGTGGTCAATACATTAAGAAGGGACATTAAACACAAATTATTGGATTCAATAGATCTGAATATATTCAACGGAAGAACAATCGTCGATTTGGATCTTAGAACCTCAGGAATTCAGGAAGGGAAGAGGAGTTTTATGAATTTGGAAATCACATTATTTTTGGATGAATATATTGATTTCAAATCAGAACAATTAAAAAAATCATTAACAACAATCTGTAAATATATTACAAAAAATAGTTTTAAATCCAACAGGTATTTTTCATTTCATCTTTCAAAGATGGAAACACCCGTAAAATTGTTGGTGTAAATTATATTTATTTATATGATTGAAAAATTTATTGAGTTATCACAAGAAACCGATAAAAGTCTCGTAGAATTTATCGAGGCTTTTTTCGGTGGTAATATTGAAGTTTTTTATAAAAAAATTAAATCGAGTGGTGATTCAATTCCTACCTCTATTTTACTTGATCTATATCACCAATATCCAGCATCAACATTAAAATATGTTACATCTGTCGGTGATCAGGAACTTAATGAACTTATATTCGAAGTGTTGGATGATCATAGTAGGGGTTTATCAAAGGATGGTGATGAATATTTCTATCGTATTGATAAGTTAAGAGATTTTGAGATATTCTTTGATCGTGAGACAAAAGAAGATAGATGGTTAACACAAGGGTTTTGGGACATAGATTGTTATGATTATTGGAATGATGTAATATCTTCTGAAAACAAAAAAAATATTAAGAATTTTTCGGATTATGAAAAATCTATAATTTGTATATTCATAGAAACAGCAATTAAAATTTCAATAAAAGATAAAATAAATTCCAAAATATTTCAGACAATCAGTGATTATTTGGGATACCCCGATGGATCGGGTGTTCGTGAAGATGGAAATGGATATATTTTAAATGTCACCAAAATGATTTCTCAATTGGCTGAGGACACAAAAGAGTTAATCGAAAATGGTGAAGTTGACAATTCAACACAGCTTGCTTGGGACAACGGAATGTTTTATTTAATACGTTTTACTGTCTCTATTGAGGTTGAATTCGGTTCATTAGTTGACGAAAACTCGATAAGAAAAGTCTCAAAAGACATTAATAATTATATTACAACATATTTATCTAGTAAAAAAAATGAAAGAACAACTAAGAGTACTTGAGGCTCACGAAACCGGTAAAGGTATTTTGGTAGAGCATGACGCGGGATATATCTCACCAAATCATCCTGAAAACGAAAAGGTTATCATGGAATCCAAGTCAATGAGAGATCATTCCAGACCATTTATATTCTATGCTGTTCTTCAAAAGTTTGATACTCCAAATAGAAACGGAAGATTATATCCCGAAAAAATATTAAAAAGAGAAGCAGAAAATTATAAGAGAATGATTCAAAAGGGAACTTCCCTTTCAGAATTGAATCACCCCGAATCATCTATTGTAGATTTGGAAAGAGTTTCACACATTATTGATGATGTATGGTGGGACGGAAATACCTTGATGGGTAAATTAAGACTTCTAACCTCACCAGCGTTTCACGAAACAGGTATTGTTTCTACACCTGGTGACATCGCAGCAAACCTTATGAGACAAGGATGTACGATGGGTATATCTTCAAGAGGGGTGGGGACTTTAAAAAAGAAGGGAGAACAAAATGAAGTACAAGACGACTTTGAGTTAATCTGTTTTGATTTAGTTAGTTCACCATCCACACCAGGAGCATATCTTTTTGACAAACCTGAAGATAAATTCAACTTTGAGGAAAACATAGAAGAAGAAAGAAATTTAAGAAAACCAGAATCTGAAAAAGGATTGGGTAAGTCTCTTGATTTAATGAACAAACTTTCCGATTTTTTAGGAAGATAAATAATTAATTATGGACGAAAAATATTTCATTGCAAAAATCCAATTTGAAACAGTAGATATTCAAACTGGTAAAACCAAAAAAACAAGAGAAGAGAAATTGGTGAGGGGTTTTAGTGTAACCGATGTTGAAGCAAAAGTTACAAAGATTTTTGAAAGGTACACTGAAGATTGGAGAATCACAAGTGTAATTGAAAGTAAAATCAACGAAGTAATTGAAAAATAAAAGAGGGGTCAAATGACCCCTTTTTTTATTTAATTTTATCAATATACAAAAAAAATTAAATTTTTCTATAGATAGGTATATTTATTAAGAAAAATAAATCTACTTAAATAGAAAATGAACAAAAAAGAAATTCTATTAGACGATACACTCTTACAGTTGAAGAACTTAGAAGAGTCTATTGCAAAAAACACAAAAGGAATACTTGCTTCAGTTATGAAGGAAGAAATCAAGTCTTTAGTAAAAGAATCTTTAGGTGGTGACACTGAAGAGGTTAAAGAACAGGAAGAGGAAGATGAACTTGATCTTGAACTCGACACCGAGATGGGGGATGAGGGAGAAGAAGAAGTTGAACTCGACCTTGATGATGAAGAGGAAATGGACGTTGACCTTCCTGCAGAATTCGGAGACGAGGATTTGGAATCTATGGATGACGAAGAACTCGAAATGGATTTTGAAGATGAAATGGAAGACGAAGATTTAATCGACATCACAAACATGAGTGATGAAGAACTCGTAAAGGTTTTCAAATTGATGGGTGACCAAGATGGAGTTATCGTCCAAAAGGAAGATGACGAAATTCACTTGAAAGATGAAAATGCAGATGTAGAATATGAAATTCAATTGGAAGGTGAAGATCACGAATTGGAAGAAATGATGGACCTTGACGAAATGGAAGACATGGATGAATCTGAAGAAGAAATGGATGTTTCTGAAATGGAGGACATGGAAGTTTCTGAAATGGAAGACATGGATGAAGAAGAAGTGATGTACGAAATTGAATTTGACGAAGAAGAAGACGAAGAAGAAGAGGAAGAAGTTGAGTTAGAAGAAACATACGAAGAGGCTCACGAAGGTGAGGCACACAAAGAAGAAGCCAAGGAAGCAGCTAGAACCTTGGGTAATGGAAGAGCTTTTGGAAGAAAAGGTTTACCAAAACCAAAAGCAGCACCTCGTCATTTAGAGGTAGAATCTTATAAGAAACAAATAAGTCAACTCAAAGAAAAGAATGAAGAGTACAAAAAGGCTCTCGATCTTTTCAGAACTAAATTGAACGAGGTTGCGATTTTCAACTCGAATTTAGCTTACGCTACCAGATTGTTCACTGAACATTCTACAACCAAACAGGAGAAGATCAATATTCTTAAAAGATTTGACAACGTAGAGACATTAAAGGAATCAAAAAATCTCTATAAGTCAATTAAGAATGAATTGGTTTCCTCTACAAATGTTGTAACCGAATCTGTGGTAAACAAAGTTCAAAAAACACCACAAAAAGGTTCAACAAACTTAGTTGAATCTAAAACATACGAGAACGCTCAGTTCTTGAGAATGAAAGATTTGATGAGTAAAATAAACAAATAAACTAAACAAAAAAATTTAACATGGGAGCATTATTAGAAAGTGGTTTAGTTGGTAACATTGGTCTTAAGCACCTTAAAGTTATCAAAGAAGACACTATAAACAAATGGGACAAACTTGGTTTCTTGGAAGGATTGGGCGGACACCTAAAAGAAAACATGGCTCAACTTTATGAGAACCAAGCATCTCACTTAATTAACGAAGCGGCATCAACAGATTCTTCAGGTTCATTCGAAACTGTTGTATTCCCTATCATCAGAAGAGTTTTCTCAAAACTTTTGGCTAATGATATCGTTTCTGTTCAGGCGATGAACTTACCAATCGGTAAACTTTTCTACTTCGTACCTAAGATTCAGGCTTATGAGGTTGGTGGAACTAATGCTGATGGAGGTGGTATTCACTACGGACCTATCGGTGCTGTTGACGGACCAACTCAAGCAGAATCAAGTGCTGGTTACAATAACAACCAAAAAAACCTTTACGATAGATTCTACGAAGGTAATGAGGCAGCTTTAGATCCTCCTGGTCTTTTTGATTATTCAAAAGGAGCGTTCTCCGCGATCACTAAAAACGCAACAACTGTTGTTTGGTCTAACGGTACATTAATACCAGGGGCTTACACTTTGACAGGTGGACAAGTTGCTGCAACAGGTGCGGACGGAGGTCCTGTTTACAGAAAAGCTTTGATTGTTATGTCAGGTTTCTCTTCAGCAGGTGCTGGTAAATTGATCGGACCTGATGGTCAAGAAATGGACAACGAATCTTTCCTTTCTGACTTGAGAGTCAATGCAAAATCAACAGGTGCGTTCTCAGGTATGGGATCTGGTGATCTTCTTTTCAGAGTTGTTACTCAGAAGTATGGTAAGGGTATTGTTCAATACGGATCACAACAATCAACAACCTTCTACAGTGGTTCTTACCCTGGAAACGGTGGTGCGTACGACAACCTCTGTGACGCTACAGGATTGATCTACTTGGAAGTTGATCTACAACAACCATGTGCTATCGGAGCGGCATCATTGGATGGTTACTCGGGTCTCACTTTGACCGTTGCAGGTACTGCAACCGCAGGATCTCAATTTGAATGTACTTTCAGAGTTTATCAGGAATTGGAATTTGAAGATAAGATTGGTGAAGTTTCATTTGATCTTGAATCAGTTACCGTTTCTGTAACCGAAAGAAAGTTGAGAGCACAATGGTCACCTGAACTCGCTCAAGACGTTGCCGCTTTCCACAACATTGACGCTGAGGCTGAATTGACAGCGTTGTTGTCAGAACAAGTCGCAGCTGAAATCGATAGAGAAATCTTGAGAGACTTGAGAAAAGGTGCAGCGTGGCAGTTGAGATGGGACTACAACGGTTGGAAGAGAGGTACAACCGCTAACCCATTGACACAGTACACACAGAAGGATTGGAACCAAACATTGATCACTGCGATCAACCAACTTTCTGCACAAATCCACAAATCAACATTGAGAGGTGGTGCTAACTGGATCGTTGTTTCGTCCGAAGTTTCAGCTATTTTTGATGACTTGGAATACTTCCACGTTTCAAACGCAGCTCCTGAACAGGATCAATACAACATGGGTATTGAAAGAGTTGGTACATTGTCTGGTAGATACCAGGTTTACCGTGACCCATACTTCCCACCAAACCAAATCTTGATTGGTCACAAGGGAACGTCATTACTTGACACAGGTTACGTTTACGCACCATACGTACCACTTCAGTTGACACCAACTATGTATAACCCATTCAACTTCACCCCAATCAAGGGTATCATGACTAGATACGCTAAGAAGATGGTGAACAACAGATTCTATGGTAGAATCACAGTTGATGGTGTTAGAACATTTGACCTTAGAGAATTGAGATAATTAATTCATAACACAAAGAAAAAGGGAACTTCGGTTCCCTTTTTTTATTCCTCAGAATTTCTGATTTTTCTTATAGATTTACTTATAATTTCAGCCTCTTCCAAACTCAGAATACCCTTCCCCTGTGCGTATTCACAGCACCACATCAAACAGAACATGGATTGTTCAACAGTAAGATTATCTATAAACTTATTCAAATCATCAATTGTGTAATAATTCAGAGTATTGAATAAAATACCGAGTGGTTTTTGTTCTTCTTGATTTTCCATAGGTAAAAAATACAATTTTTCGTTATATTTATCAATAAAAAAGATGTCTCAGTTAAAAGAAGATTTAGCGGTTTGGTTTGGTAAAAAGAAAAAATCTAAAGGATCAAAACAACCACAAGGTCCGTGGGTAAATATATGTAAAAAAAAGGAAGGTGGTGGTCATCCCCCCTGTGGAAGAGATGAGGGTGAAACAAAAGGTTATCCTGTATGTAGGGCTAGATCTGTGGCTTCCAAAATGAGTGAAGAAGAAAAGAAATCCGCTTGTGCAAGAAAAAGAGCAAAAGAAAAGAAAGATCCTCAATCAGGGAAGGGACAAAAACCAACAAGAATTCAAATAAAAGGATACAAAAAAGAATCAGTTATGGATAAAAAGCCAATTTTTGAGTGGAAAACTCTCAACGAAAATAAGATTGTTTTGAGTGAAGAAATGAAATATCATATAGATAATAATATTTCAATTCACGAAAATGTTTTTAGGATGGGATCTGACAAATATTTCTCTTTATTTAGAGAGGCAAGAAGTTTAGGTTATGAAAACTTCACCAATCAAGTGGACAGATGGTTAATCAAAAATACTGATATCGGATTGTTTGAACTTTATGAAGGGGAATTGGTTCCTTTGGATGTCCCGATGTTGTATGAAGCTGAATATCAGGGAAAAAAGGTTCAATTAAATAAACCTATGAGAGGTGGTAGTGGTGGAAAAAAGTTCAAGGTTTATGTAAAAGATCCAAAGACGGGTAATGTAAAAAAAGTTTCCTTTGGTGCAGCCGGAGGTGGTGGATCTTTGGCCGTTAAATTAAAAGATCCTGCGGCTAAGAGATCATTTGCTGCAAGACACAAGTGTCATACAACCAAAGACAAAACAACTGCATCTTATTGGGCTTGTCGTTTACCAAGATATGCAAAGTCTTTAGGATTAAGTGGTGGTGGAACATGGTGGTAAATCCTTATCAGGAAGAAGTAAATGACAGTATAATCACTCGTGTTTTCAAAGAAAATGTTGAGAGTGATGAACTGGTATGGCATCGTGATAGAAACGACCGTATCGTGGAGATATTGGAGTCTGACGGGTGGTATTTTCAATTTGAAGATCAACTACCAACAGAAATGAAAAAAGGGGATGTATTGAACATCCCCAAAGAAAGTTATCACCGAATTATCAAAGGTTCAAATGATTTGATTGTGAAGATTTACGAAATTTGATTTGGTAGTGTGATGAAGACATTAGATCTTCGTGAAATAAATTAAAATAATCTAATGCTGAATCCGCAGATTGAGCCTCTGTTTGGTTAATAACTTTTCCTTCCTTAATTAGTTCATAGGTCCGATAATTCATTGTTATGGGATTTGTCAATAAATACACAAAAATCTGTAATATTTACATCAGTTGAAATTATATTTCAAACTAAAGTTGACATTTGACCCCATCCTTGTTTCTTGCCATCTGTTGTCCCCCTCATCCAATTTTTCATTACCGTTAAGATCTTGGAACATTACCAAATCTTGTGAGAGTAAATCTCTAACATTAAACTTCATTTCAACATTTCCGAATTTTTTGGAAACCTGAAGATCAATCAAATTTCTTCCATTTTCCCAAACCGATGGTTCTTGAATATTTCCGACGATGAAGATTCTCGGACCAACCATATTGTAACTTGCGGAAATATTCCAATTATTTTGTGTGTTATATAACAAACCGAAGTTATAAACATAAGGTGATTGACCTTGTAGTGGTCTTCCATTTTCAGATCCTTCAAATCCATTCAAATCAACTTCAGATTGAACCAATGAAACATTGGATGTAAGATTTAGATTGTCAATCAGATTTATTTTACCTTCAAATTCAATACCTCTGATAAACGCACTTTGAACATTTGAATAATAAATCTCTGGTGCTCCTGAAACACCAGTTCTATTAATCAATTCAATTGGATTGGTCAGGTTTTTGTTGAATATTGAAATAGAAAAAATATCATTTAGATCGGGATAAAACTCAAACCTTACTTCTTGGTTATTTATTTTGGTTCTCTCCAAATATGGATTTCCTGTTATAATATTATCTTGAATAAAGTTGTAGAAGGTGAAGGGTGCAAGTTCTCTAAATTCAGGTCTTGAAACACTTGAATATAGGGACGACCTGAGTTGGGTCTTGTCATTTATTGTATAAACAAAATTAAATGAAGGTAAGAAGTCAGTTATATTACTATTGATATGAATTGGTTTATTTGAACCAAATTCTGTGTAGAAAAAGTTTTGATTGTAATTTTCAACTCTTAACCCATATATAAATCTGAATGATCTATATTTTGTATCAAATGATGTATATCCCACCCCTAATGTGGAGTTTGCGTTATAACTATCATCCACGTTGGTTGATTCATCTAATTTGAATCCACCCATCCCATTATCCAATAGTCCCATATTTTCTTGTGAAAAAATCTGACTTGGATCCAATAGAAGTAATGAACTATCAAAATAACCGTTTTGTGGTTTGTATTGTGAATAACCTAAGTTACGGGAGATAAAATTTCTATCTCTGTGTTGATATATCCCTCCTATCTTCACTTCATTTTCAAATGAACCGAGTGTTATATTTCTTGACCAATCTAATTTTCCTGAATATAGATCTTCATCTGAATAAGACCAAAACATATTTCCCGCAGCGGTGGGAATAGTTCCATTTGATTGTATAACTGCGGTATATTGTGTATTTGAATCATCTTCATTCAAAGAATATTTTCGATAAACTATTCTTCTTAAGTTTGGAATATCTCTTTTAACATTGTTGTAACTCAAATTCCAATTCAACTTTGAATTTATGATGTTGTGAGTTCCAATTAACTGTTGTGATAAAAAGTTATTTTGTGTGTACCAAAAATTTGTGGATTTTTCCCATTGTCTTGGGTCATTATCCATTTCCCTTACACCTTGTCTTACATTGACTCTATCTTCAGAATTTATGGTGTAAAAGTTCTTTAATTTTATGGTATTGTTAGGATTTAATAACAAAGAAAAATTAAGAAGACCACTGTTTGCAATATTGTGAACAAAAACTGAATCATTAAGTTCCATCTTTTGAACAACTTCCAAACTTTGTTCTTCAAAATCTCTTCTTGTTGTAGTGGTAGTATTGAACTGACTTGAATAATTATAAGCTCCACTTAAAAGAAGGGTTCTACTTCCAAATGAATAATTTTTTCCTACTGAATATTGAAAAGTAGAAGATACAGGTGCTTTTCTTGAATATGTTGACCAATCGGTTTGAATCAACGATGCAAGTTCGGACCTTTCTTGTTTGGATAAATTTACAAACTCAGAAGTGTTTGGAATATTGTCGGGTAAACATCTAAATTCCGATCCCAACCCAATTGGATCCATCGGACTCCCTCTGTAAGTTCCAAAGTCTTGGAAGGTGGTCATCGTATTGAATGATGTTCCGATCTGAAAATTCTGATATGTCACTTCCTTCGGATCTGTTGTATTGATGTTAATTAAACCACCTGAGAATTCACCAGAGAGATCAGGTGAAGACGATTTATTAACATACAAGTTGTCAATCATATTGGAAGGAAACAAATCAAATGAAAATGCTCTTCTATCTGATTCGGTTGAAGGAAGAGGAGTTCCGTTGATATAAGCGAAGTTATATCTATCGTTTAAACCTCTGATAATCACAAATTTATTTTCTTGTATCGTTACACCCCCCACTCTTTTGAATACATCGGATGCTTTAGCGTCGGGTGTTTTACTGAAAACCTCCGAAGAAACACCATCAATAACTGATGCTGATCTTTTTTGTAAAGCAATCATCTGTGTTGTTGATTGTTGATTCGCTTGAGCAACAACTGTAGCCTCACCTATTTCCAAAAAGACGGGGTTGAGAGATACATCAACAACCCCACTTTTTCCAACCATATTTATACTTTGAACCGAAGTGTCATAACCGATAAAACTGAATCTAACATTATAAACCCCTGAAGGAATATTTTGAATTGAGAAGTTTCCATCAAGGTCACTCATCGTTCCTTTACCTAATTCCTCAATATATACCGTTGCACCAATCAACGACTCCCGTGATTGAGAGTCGTTGACCGTGCCAGATAAATTATATTGTGAAAATAAACAAAAAGGTAAGAATAAAAATATAAATAAGTTGAAGTATTTCATTTTACTTTTGTATTACAAACTTCTGAACATCGTTGGATGTTTGAATGAAATAAATTCCATCTTCAAAGTTTGAAAGATTGATTGTGGTTGGTGCATAATCCTCATAAACTCTTTGACCCACCTGATTCATCACGAAGATAGGAGTTCTATTTGGTGAAACAACATTCAAAAAGTCAGATGTTGGGTTGGGGTAAATTGTGAAGTTGGATGTGGGTTCATCTTCAACACCGATCACAACAGGGTTAGATAAAAGTGGATGTGTGAAATCCGCTCCCAAAGCTGGTGAATTGCTTTCGCTAAGTCTAGCATCAGGAGTCAAACCCAAATCAACAAACAAATTAACCCAATCAATTTGTTCAATTGTTGTTGTTGAGTCGTTGTTGTTTACACCAAAGAATGAATTGTAAAAATCTTCCGTTCCTGAAACACAATTTGAACCAACAGGAAGATCTGCCAAAATATTGTTAGCAAAAACCAAATCTCCGTTTGTTACATTGACTTGGGTTGAAGTGCCCTCAATAGAAACACCTTTTTCCCAACCTGTAACCAAAGAGTTGAATACAGAAGTTGAAGTGTTTCTTCTTAATCTAAAAGCCTTCTCAAAAGTTTCTCCGTTTGGAAGGTCATCGGTGATATCATCACCAAACGGCCCAACCAAAGTTACATTAGAAAAAACAGGTGAGGTTAGGGGTTCATTAGCAGATCCTTGACCATCGTTGTCTGATTCAAATGCGTTGGAGTCACCGACTGCATCATACATATATTTGTTTCTGATGGACAAAACAAATTGAACTTTTCCTCTGTAACCAAAGTCGGTATCAAAATCATCATCAATACCACTATAAGCGATGAGGTGTTTGCAATTTACAGTTCCACCGAACCATTCAAATGAATCATCACCTGAATAAGATACTTGAAGATTATTCACATAAGTTCCTGAACCTACAGAACCAAAGGTAATTCCGTTGATTTCTTTGTTTGGTTCAAGAGCGATACCACAAAATTCTACTCTAACATATTCTAATATACCTGAGTTGTCATTATCATCAGTTCCACCGTATTCAGTATCCAAAGAGGCTGGAATACCTTCAATATTTGCAATACCGCCAGGTTGATTGTTGATCGCATTACCCAAAATAACTAATCCTCCCCAATCACCCTCAGCTCTCTCACCCACAGGTTGATTGGATGTAAAAACGATGGGTTGGTCTTGTGTCCCTTGTGCAATAATTTTTGAACCTTTTGTTACAATCAAAGTTGCTTGTGTGGATGCGTCTCCTCTGATAATTGTTCCTGGTTGAATTGTCAAAACCGCACCATTCTTGACATATACTTTGTTTTGGAGTTCAACAACACCTCCGATGGTTGTATTTACCGTAATATCTGAAGAAAGGATCATAGACGGGGTTGGGTATTCTGTGTTTTGTGGATCCCAATTTGTCCATCCATAAGTCCAATCAGTTGCTGTTGTGTTGTCAGTTACAGGGAAGGCACCTCTGTAGTTTACATAATCCCAAGTCCATTCTTGAGCATTAGTTGTCAAAAGACCCATAAATAGTGACAGGGTCAGCAAAATTTGTTTTCTCATAATCATCTTTTTTTAAATTTATTGTAAATTATACGTCTATAATTACAATAGGTCAAAAGAAGGTTGTTAAGAGAAAGTTAAGTAAATAATAATAAGGGGTTATTTTTTACCTTTACAGTAGGATCCTGAACATCTTTTCTTACCATCAAGACCTGGCATCCTTCCTTTACACACTTGAACCGCATATCCATTAGCATATGCACTTGGATATACATCATATTTTGCTTTAGCTGCTGATATACCACGAGAACATAACTTATTTGATTTTTTCTTCTTCTCGGTAATGTAAGCTTCAATAAGGAATCTTCTCAAGATTTCTTTCATATCTTCATTATTTAAAATAATTTTACTCATTTTTTATTTACGACTTGGAAATTTATTTCGTTTTTGTATGTGACAACATTGTTATTTTGATTTAGTTGTAAATCAATAAAATATTCATTTGGAATCTTGTCTTTTAGATCTAATATGAAGAAGTATTCTTGTGGGGTTCTATTAAGTTCAGTCCAATCTGTAACTTGAACCTCTGTTTGACCCTCCTTTACATATATTCTATATTGAACATCAATATCTTCCACAATATGTGACTTTGTATATGCTTTTTTAGGTATAACCGATATTTTTCTTTGATCGGTGTTCAATATTTTCTCAGCGTATTGAATTCCATAGAATGTAAATCCGTACTCTTGAGTGTCGGGTAATGAGGTGTCATATTGTAAACTATCACTATATGATTTGAGTTCAAATTCATTATCAATATTGGATAAAGCAACACTATTTAAC